CAAAGCGTCATTCGAAGAAGGTTGAAGCAGGTCTCGTCAAGAAGGTAGCTGCGAAGAAAGCTCGCGGCGTTAAGGGTCGCGCAAAGCGCACCGCTCACAAGCTGGCCATCAAGGGCTAATCGTTAGCTATCAACCTAAAAAGGAGAAACATCATGGCAAACAAGCGTACAAAGAAAATCAGCGCCGTTGGCGTTAAGCACCTTCGGAAGGCTTCCCGCAAGCGTAGCCGCAAGGGTGCATCCAAGAAGACCGTAGTCAAGGCGTAATTGAACCGTTTCCCCACCAGTGGCTAGACTGCCGGTGGGGAAACAAATAATGGAGACGCAATGGCTACAGCAGGTACACCAATGCCGCAAGATCAGCAGGGTCAGGGAGCGCCACCGCAGGGTGGAGCACCAGACGCCGGTTCACAGCCACCTCAACAGGGTGGACAAGATACAGCTACAGGTTTGCAACAGCTTCTGGCTAAGTGGTATCAGGCGGCTAAGCAGATGAGTCAGTCCGATCCTCGTTTGGCAGCAGGGGCAAACAAGGTAGCACAGGGATGTCAAGAAATGCAAGCTGCGCTGATTACACCTCAGCAACCAACACCTCAATCTCAACAACCGATGACATCATAACAAACTTCCGGGAGAAGATGAAACTATGCCAATCACAGCAGGACAAATCGAGCTATTGAAACAGACGGGTTTCACGCAAGAGCAGATCGACGCGCTTGATCCGCGCTTGGCTAATGTATGGACAGGTATTACGTCTGCCGCCGAGCAAAAGGAAAAGGAAGCTGTAGCCGCAGCGGCGAAGGCTGAAGCAGACCGTAAGGCCGCAGAGGAATCGGCGAGGCAGGCTGAAGCAGCAAGAGAATCCGCAAAAGCTGCACAAGACGCGACAGAACTTGAAAAGCGTTCCAATGTAGAGTTTTACGAAACAAAGGTTATGCCGGGACTTCTAGGGTTTGAGGAAGAGAAGAAAAATCTGGAGACGGCAAGGATTAACGCAGAGTCGAGAGCAACATTCTATGAGACTCAGATAAAGGGATTGAAGGATGCTGGATTCCTTCCTGCTGATGCTCCTGCTTTTGTAGTACCGAACGCTCTACCAGCAAACAACGCAGGAAGCCGTGACGGGCAAGGAAGATTTGTGGCAGGTACAAACGGAAGTCCAGTTTTCGACCCTAATACAGTGGTCAGCAAAGTTGGGGACGCGTACAACACAATTAACGACATTATGTACGAACATCAAGTTCTTTTCGGTAAGCCCCTTCCTATCGCCCCAAGCCAATTGATTGCACAAGCAGACGCGTTGAAGTTGAGTCCTGCCGCTTATGCGGAACGGACGTTTAACTTTACGGCGAAGAAGCAGGAGATGGCGGAAGCGGCGAAGAGAGAGCATGACGAACAGATTCGTGCAGCAGAACGCACCGAACAGGAAACCAAGTGGAAGGCAGAACTAGATAAGGTTCGTTCTGAAGCTGAAGCAAGTCGTAAGAAGTTGGCAGAAGGAATGACCGGAAACAACCCTGAAGTTAGGGTAGCCGTATCTTCCAAGATGCCAGAGATTGCCCGTGCAGTCAAGGCGGGAGATCGTCCCGATCCGTTGAAGATGACGGATTCCGCACGCAGACAAGCAACGAGAACAGCAATCCATAACGATCTTGCAGAACGGGAACAAGCAGTAGCGTAAAACCTAAGTTGCTAGTATAACATGACTTAGGAGGAAACAAATGATGGAACGCGACTACAAAATCGTCAAGAAAGACCGTGAGGGGTTGGATGCTGTAAGGCGTCCAACCGCTATCGAAGTTGCTTGGGCGGCTGGTATATACGAAGGCGAAGGAAGCTGCGTAACAACAAGAAATACCAAAACTAGTACCTCTTTTGCGGTCTGTGTTCCACAAAAAGACCCAGAGTTGCTTTATCGATTGCGGGATTTGTTCGGCGGAAGAATAAGCCTCTACAACAGAACTTTTAACGGAAATATTTGCCCAATTCATCATTGGAAAATTTGCGGGGATAGAGCAAGATCTTTTATTGCGTTGATCTATCCATTTTTAACTGCACGCAGGAAATTACAAGTAGAAACTACTCCAGCAGGAGAGTTTCTTTTGTTGGTTGATGATTTAATAGGGTTTGATGTAAATCTTGGTCCATCGCAGGTGTATGAGAGCTTATGGAATAGGATTTACGAATACGACGCACAGCAACGACAAAAGGCTTTAGAGCACAAGCGCCAAAGAGAAAAAGAATGGCGTTCAACCAAAGGGCAAGAGCCAGAATTTAAGGACCACAAACGTCTTGTCCGTCAACAACGCAGGAAAAATCAAAAGGAGCAGTCACAGGCCGAAGCTAATAAGTTAGTAGCTATTGCCTAACTGAAAGGATAATAACATGCCATTTACACCACAAGACCCGACCTACGGAGAAATCGATAGTTCAAACCTAGAGTCCGTAAGACGTGAAACGGTATTTAATAACTTCTTCGTTGGGACCCCATTTCTTGAGAAGTTACGTGTTGCTGGTGTAGCTGACCCCTATCTTGGCGGCGCTGGCATGACTGAGGGCGTTCTTTACGGGCGTCCGCAGGGTTCCGCTGTAAGGCCCGGTCAGGACATTACAGTAACTCGCCAGCAGATCGATACCAAGCTGAAGTTCTGGCCGAAGGGCTACGCTGCATGGTTCCCGATGGACGACTGGGAAATGGACGATGGCTCTGGTCAGGGTGGAGTGATAAACTCTGGTCCATCCAAAATCTGCGACATCTACACCCTATATTTAGAGGGGCTTACGATGCAGATCAATACCATGCTGGAGATGGACTCTTTCAGGCATGGTCAGGCATCGTCCAGCACGATTGGTGACAACCGTATTCTGTCATCGAATGGTTTGGATGAAGCCCTGAATAACGGTATTGACACTTCCCTGTATGGCAACCGCTATACCAGCTACGGAGCGCTGCAAAGGAACGGCAATATCGGCGTTGCCTTGAACGTCACGCCTCTGTATCTAGGACAGCAGGTAACGGGTGGAACGACCGCTGCTCCTGTAACCAGCAACCCTGGACAGATTGATTTTGGTGCGTTGATGAACCTTTGGACCCGTTGCAAGGAAACGGGTGGTCAGCCTACGCTAGGAATCACGGGCGCTTTTGGATTTGCCGCAATTGCTACCGCTTTGGACACGTATCGCAGAGATGTATCGAATATCAAGCATGATATTCGTTGGGATGCGCTTTCGTTCAACGGAGTTGATATTTTTGCCGATCCTCTGGCCCCATCCGCACAGGCGCAGAACTTCATTGCTCTTGGACCGAATGCTGGGGCATCGGGCAACACGAACTTGGTTGACGGTGTTGGATCGAACACGACCACGATTCAGTACCAGACACCTCAGTTCACGAATGCAGCGGGCGGTTCAATTAACTTCTCGCCTACCAACTCTGGTTTGCCGTCGAATGCTTTGATTCAGCCTTCGGAAGCTATTTACTTCCTAGAGCCTGATAGCTTCAAGCTGCGTACCACGGACAAGCCTGGATGGAACTTTGGCATTCGCAGGACTCAGTTGCCTTACAATGTTAGCATCGACGCTATCTTTATGCGTTTGGCTACTAACTTGTACAACTGCCAGCCACGGCACTCTAACTATGCGTTTGGTTTTAGCGCCTAAGCGGAGTATTAAGTCAACGATTTTGTAGCAGTTGAAGTTAAGGAGAATCTACAATGCCTTTTGTAAATGCACTACCAACATGGCTTGCGTTGAACAATGCCAACTTTACGTCTCCTACCGGGATGACTGACGCCGCAACAGGCCAGCCAGAGTACGGTGGTGGTCTGAATGTAGGCGACTACAGCGACTACACAAGCGATCAGGCTAAGACTGCATCCTATACGACTAACGGAATTCTGTATTCAGGCCGTTATCGTTTTGTGCAGGTTGACTCTGGCGCTACAGCAGCGAACGTGAAGGTGGGAACTGTCGGTTATATGAGGGCAGGATCAACCGTTAAGACGGTTGTGGTTCTCACACAGGGATCGGGACAGACACCCGGAACCTACCTGATAGGATCGACGGGTGGCGGTGGGACAGGGGCCGTAGTTCAGGTTGTTGTATCCAGCGCTACTGCCATCACAGCCACAGTTGTAAGCGGTGGTTATGGATATACCTCGCTTCCGACATTCACTCTTGCAACAGGTGGAACACCTGGAACGGTTGCTGCTCAGTTGGACTCGACTCCAAACGTGGTAACCAGTTTTGATGTAGGTGTGACAGCAAACGCCGTCGTTCGTCCAGTAGTTTTCCTGAACTCCATCACCCCAGGAAACTATGGTTTTATTCAAGAAAATGGAATTGCAACAGTCCTTGCAAATGCTGCTCTAACTTCGGCTACCGCTGGCGCATGGGTAAACGCAAAAACTAACGGAGCGGGAACCGTAGACACCACCGCAGCTAGTGGAGCTAGTGGTTCTCCTATCGGAAGCACAATTGGACAGGCCATTGATATGCCTTATGTATCAGTCTTGTTCAAGTGCTTGCTTGATAATCCAATAGTCCAAGACTAAGGGTTAGAAAAAGGGGCGGTTTAACAGCCGCCCCGAACGCTCTTGTAATAAGGAGAACCGATGCAACCTACACTGTTGAAGGGCTACCCGGACTTGATTGGAAGACGGCAGGCGTGGACTGAATATGTAAACGGTCCTGCGTCCTATGTTGCCGGGGGTGATCCTGTAATCCTTCCTTTGTATGGGATTCACATTGACGATGTTTTTGGTCCTGTCTACAGTATGAGCGGAAACTATTTAGCTACACCTATTCCTTCGGGAGTTGGTCCAAGGAATACGTGGAAATTAAAGTGGGCAGCATCATCCACTTCTTCTTCGGGTGGTTCGTCTGCTGTTACGGCTAAACTTGGTAGTGCCGCGAGCTACGCGCTGTTAGCGTACTCAGGAATTACGAATACAGGAGCTACGTTAATTACGGGTGGTAACGCTGGTTCATATCCTACCGCTACCATTACGGGATTAACGGCAACAAACTTCTCAGCCCCTGCGGCCATTGATAATGCGGATGCGCAAGCAGCCCAGACAGCATTAGCGGCGGCAATTACGTACTATCAAGGACTGACTCCTACCCTATCTGGTCTATCGAATTTGAGTACGGGTGGAAATGGCAGCACAGCGGCGACGTACACTCCTGGAAATTACTTTTCAGTAGCCGCTTCTAGTTTGACGATGCCAACGGGTATTATTCTAGACGCGCAGGGCAATCCGAATGCACAGTTTGTATTCGTTGCAGGCTCGACCATTAACTTAGCGAGTGGACAAACAGTATCATTAGTTAATGGAGCTACGGCAGCTAACGTAGTGTTTGTAGCTGGAAGTTCCTTTACTAGCGTTGCTACTTCAACAATGAATGGTAACATCCTAGCAGTAGCAAGTGTCACCTTGGGTGGAGGAATACAGAATGGTCGTGCGCTAGCAAATACTGGAGCGGTAACTATTGCGGCGGCAACTACTGTGACTGTCGTATCCTCGATTAACACATCTACAGGAGAGGTACCAGCAGGAACCAATTTATCCGCTGAAGTAATGCAAATTAGCGGATATTGTGGAGATTACTAACGAGTTTTTGATTTGTGATTCAATCAAGTTTTGGTGGTTAAGAAATAAGGAGAGACAATGCTTTTAACGCTGCTTCATGGTTATCCAGATTTAATCGGACGCAAATTTGCATGGGTAGGATACGGAAACGGTCCTACGTCCTATGTAACTACTGGCGATCCCGTGTCTCTTCCTCTTCCGTATACGTATATTGACGCGATCTTTGGGGGAACTATTACAGTAAGTGGTACGTACTATGTAACTCCTTCGATTTCACAAATAGTGACTCGCCCAGCGTGGAAACTGATATGGAACTACGCTACGGCTGGCAGTGTGGCGAGTGTCGCACAGAACGTAGCTGGTACTGGCATGACAGCAGGAACGTATACCGTAACAGCGACTACGGGAACGGCACAGATTACTGTTGTTGTGGCAACTGCTACTACATTAGGCGCAATTACGGTTATCAATCCGGGTTCTGGATATACAACAGCGCCAACATTTACGCTGACCGGAACAGGCGGAACTCCAGCTACACTGACGGCTACGCTTTCTACGATCAATGGCGCTGTACCGGCAGGAGCTAACTTGTCGGCAGAGAGTATTCAAATCGCAGGGTATGGTGTTCAGAGCTAAACGAGTTTTCACGAAGTCTTCTCCCCGGAGACACAAAGGCGGTTTAAGTGGAGTGATCTGCTAAGCCGCCTTTAATTTAGGAGAGATAATGGCAACGAAGAAGCAAAAATCGAACTGGATGGAAGACGGAGACGATGCACACTTCTCCGATAATCCTGCCGTTGACAAGAAGACGCGAAAGAAGTGGCGGGCGGAAGAAAAGAATCTCGTAGTCTCATCGGTTAAGGGCCATCCTTCGGCAAAGGCAAAGAAAAAGGGTTCTGTAAAGAAGTATGCGGTGAAAAAATAAGGAGAAACATCATGCAGCCAAAATCTACTGGACTTCACAAGGCTTTAAAAGCGAAGCACAACATCCACAAGCATTCCTCAGCCAAGAAGGAAATTGTGTTGAACAAGACGACGACACATAACCTAAAGGCGGGATTGAAGCACAAGACCAAGAAATCTAATGTGGGCAAAAAGGTTGCGGTCAAGAAGTAGGAGAGAATCGATGTCAAAGAAAACGAGCAAATTAAGCGTTAAGACAATCGCGCCATCTGCGAAGCCAGTAGGAATTTTGCACAAGCAGAGCAAGCGCAAGGGACGCAGCGTAAAGGCAATGGCCAAAAAGTCCTGCTGACGATAGCGGGACTTCTGGTTACGCGGTAGCGGTAGGAACAGGAGCAGAAATTATGAGCTTGGGGACAATGATTCAGTCACTTCTCGGAACGATACCAGGGAGTAACTACGGTCTTGTCAAAACAAGTATAAACGATGCCTTCAGAAAAATACAAGATGAAAATATGTGGTCTTTCCAACTAAAGACTGGAGGTTGGTTAACTCCAAGTTTGTTAGGTGGCCCCAACACTTCATTTCTAAGCCCCGGAACAATCACAGTAGTACCATTTACAACCACAATCACTGGCGATGCGGTTGCAACGGCTGCATGGACGACTAACGTCCCTTACCCTCCATTGTTGACTCAGCAGCAAATCAGAGTACCATATTTTGATATATACAACATCATTGCGTTAGGAAATAACGGAACTGTGGCTTCCGCTACAGTCTCTACCGCAGGCGCTTCACAAACTCCCGGCGTCTATACTGTCCCCATTCTCGATTCCGCGACGGGCGCTGGTGGAACTGTTTCTATTACTGTAGATGCTAACGGAACAGTGACAAAAACCCCGGTATTGTTGAATGCAGGAAGCAACTACACGACTCCGTACATTACGTTCTCAGCGGGTGGAAATCCTGCCACGTTCTCGGTTACTTTAATTGCGACGCTGACGATTGATAGACCTTGGACCGCCCCCCCAGCACAGTCTTCAAACTACATGATTTACCAGAGCCTGTATCCCGCTCCCGCTGGTTTTAAGAAGTGGTTTTATATAAGCGATGTGCAGAATAACTGCGGAATGGATTGGTGGACTAAGACAGAATCGGACTTGGCGAATGATGATCCTGAAAGAACGATCTTTGACCAACCTTACTACGTATGTGCTTGGGGTCCAGACAATAGGCCGGGAAGCGCAACTGCAGGTCAAATGATGTACGAACTCTGGCCCTCGCCAATTTCTGTTTTGACCTACTCGTTTGGTTGCTTGTGTAATTATCCTCCACTGGTTAATAACACAGACACAATTCCTTATCCATTAAACGATGAAATCGTTAAGTGGAGAGCAAGGGAAATACTTTGCCAATGGAAAGAAGGAATGAAGGGTGATAATTTGGAGCGCGGTTCAGGCGCTAACTGGCAGTTCTTAAGTAAGGCAGCACACGAGGAATACAAGGAATTATTGAAACAGGCAAGGATTATGGATAGCAACCTTGTCAGTTTGTATTTCACCAAGTCTCGTCAGTTACCGCCGTTTGGAGGAGAACCTTTCTCAAGTCCTAACGGAAACACAAATATAGGTTTGTTTTAAGTAGCAGTAGGAATTGAAGGAGGCAGAGTATGCCATCGTATACGACCCCTGGACAGGCAAAACTGCTTAGGGACAACACGCAAGGGATTCTATGGGCAGGAGAGAGTGTTCCTGCGTCAACATTGAGTATTGGCTTCCTTCTTGAGCGTATTAACCGTTCGTTCTATCCGTGGGGATTGTCGTTTGAGGTATCGTTCTCAGGCGCACCGGGAACGTTCGAGATAGACTTGATGGCCGCTAACACAGATACGGCAGGTAGTTATATACAGATAGGAACTATCACAACGGTAAACAGTTCTAACGTAGGACGTTGGGATATGCCAAGCAACATATGGCCTAAGTATGTTGCTGGATATATCAAGACGTTGACAAACGCAGTAAACACTACGCTCATTGTAACGAAGTAGGGAGGAATGCCTTGAAAAAGACAATCATTATTTTGATGCTTCTATTTTCGGTTAAGGCGTTCGCTCAGACGGCGGCATTGCCGGTGTATGCTTGTGTCCAGAACGGAACACAAGCCGTCACCAGCGGTCTGAAGTCAAGCAACTACCAACTTGGCGTAGTTCCCTATTGCTCTGTGAGCGTCTACTTGACAGGCACGACCACTATTGCCACTACTACTCCACAGAGTCCGTTTAGGGCGAATAAGGATGGCTCTATTCCCCCGATTTATGCGGCAGTAAACCAGGGATACGATGTGGTGTTGAGCGGAGGAATTTCGCCTAATACTTATTCATCTCCGGTACCGCTGATAGACATGTTCCCAGGATTTAGCTTTAGTGGCATCTCCAGACTCATCGCGGGAACGAATATAACGCTTTCCCCACCAGGAGGGACCGGAAACGTCACCATCAGCGCGACGGGTGGTGCGACGGAAATTGAGGTCAACGGGGTACAAGTTGACGATCCGCCAAACTTCAACGACAGCACGCCCGCGCCGGCTAGTGGGTACACCAGCATCAAGTGGCAGCAAAGCGGAAGCAGCGTCAGCGCCGCGGTAGAAATTCCGAGCGCAGCAAGTCAGATAGAAATGCAGGTGGTTCCGCCAGTTTCCGGGCAGTATGTGATTGTCTATCCGACGACTTACACAGGTAATTGGGCCGGTCAAAGCGCAGTAGGTGGCGGTTGGATTGATCCTCCGACATGTGTTGGAGCTAGCATGGGAACGGAATCATGGGGAAATCCAGTTCTTCCGAGTTATGTTCTACCTTCGAACGTAACTGCTGTGTATGCGTTTGCATTAACGCGTGAATACGTAAACCCTTCATATGGAAACTGTTTTGGGCAACCCACTACCCCGCAGGCCGCGTCTTTTTCAGTGGGCGCTAGTGGAACATCTTCTGTTTTGACACCTACCTATACTCCAATATGGGCACCAGTTCAGTATGCGGTTCTATTACCCAGTGTAACTGGAGAAAACTTTGCTTCACAAACTTTCAGTGCAAGTTATGGGGCGTCTAGCCCTATTCGTACGGGATCTAGTGGCGTCGTATCTTTGGGATGGATTGTTTATTACACGGGTTCCGCGCCCCCGGCGGACACTGACATCCAAGTTGAACTGCCTCTTTACTATAATTCTGTGGACAATTCTCTAAGTATAAGTCCGCTATCTGAGTTTCCTGGATCGGCTTTGGTCCCTACCACGGTTGCAAATCTTCCGTGGGCTGCGGCCTCAAACGGATGGGTTGTGCCGGTTACGGATGCCTTAACCTCGACATCGTGCGCCATAGGTGGAGGATTCAACTACGTTCAGTGCAAGAGCGACGGCTCTAACTGGTACCCGCTGCCTAGCTCCCCTGTAGCTTTCGCCCTTACCACGACTGGCACGAGCGGCGTGGCAACATATCAATCTGGAACTCTAAATATCCCGCAGTATACCAGCTCAACGGTTGCCACATTTGCAACCGGAACGTCCCCTATGGGAATCACAGTGGATAGCTCAGGAAATATATGGGTCGCCAACAATGCAAGTAGTACCGTCAGAGAATTTACAGGTGGTGGAGCATTTATTCGAGATGTGAGTGTTGAGGAGCCGAACAGTCTGGCTCCCGATTCATCCGGTAATGTGTGGGTGGTCAATAGCAGCTATTCCAACTCTGTTAGTAAAATATCAAGCACAGGCTCCGTTTCCAGTACGTATGGGACGGGAGATAGCACGTCCGGTATAGCGCTCGACTCTTCGGGAAACATCTTTGTTGCAAATGCCTATGCACAGACGATTATCAAAAGATCGCCCGCCTGGGCTGACCTTGGAGATTTTTCTATTCCGTGCCAAAATGAAGCGGTGGCTATTGATGCAACCGGAAACGCATGGACACGTTGCCGCAACGGTGTCACTGCATACGAGGTGACTACATCCGGTACCGTCCTCGGACCATTTGCCATAGGGCCAAATGCAAACAATGATGCCGGTATCGCTGCCGACTCTTCGGGCAATGTCTGGTTTACAAACAGCGGAGGAGCAAGCGTCACCAAACTGTCCAGTTCAGGAGCACTAGTAGGGACATACCCGGTTGGGGGAGGACCAATTGGTATAGCTATCGATTCATCGACAGGCAATGTGTTCGTCGCAAACCAAAACGACAATACCGTTACTGAACTATCGTCATCTGGGATTCACCTAAACACTTTCTCGGTCGGTGCAGGACCGTACGGAGTAGCTATCGACCCATCTCATAACATATGGGTCACGAATTATACGGGCAACACGGTTTCAGTAATCAGTTTGCAGCCTCCATTAACATGGCCTTTTCAGGCAGGTATTCCTGTTTACAGCGGTAGCGGATCATGGTTGTCATCGCTGGCCCCCGTCAATGGTGCCTGCGTGGTAGGAGCGGGCGGCGCTTGGACTGCTGGCTCTTGCGCTGGCACTGCCACAGACCCGACGAAACTTCCCCTCACTGGCGGTACGCTGACCGGCGCACTCAACGGCACCAGCGCATCATTCTCAGGCGCCGTCTCGGCTGGCACGACAACACCTACAACTATCGGTTCAAGCGGTGTTTTGTTAAATGGGGTTCCCGCTCTACAGTCGCAGACATTGCTCAACAACTACTACTCCGGTGGAGCGGGCAATCTGACTGGCACCGGCTTCTCCAACACCGCGAATGGGTTTCAGGCGCTCCACTCCAACACCACCGGCAACTACAACACCGCGAATGGGTATCAGGCGCTCAACTACAACACCACCGGCTACAACAACACCGCGAATGGGTATCAGGCGCTCCAGTCCAACACCACCGGCAACTACAACACCGCGAATGGGCTTGAGGCGCTCCAGTCCAACACCACCGGCTTCAGCAACACCGCGAATGGGGAGAATGCGCTCTTCTCCAACACCACCGGCTCCAGCAACACCGCGAATGGGCTTGAGGCGCTCTTCTCCAACACCACCGGCTCCTCCAACACCGCGAATGGGTATCAGGCGCTCAACTACAACACCACCGGCTACAACAACACCGCGAATGGGTATCAGGCGCTCTACTACAACACCACCGGCTACAACAACACCGCGAATGGGGATCAGGCGCTCTACGCCAACACCACCGGCTCCAACAACACCGCGAATGGGTTTGAGGCGCTCCAGTACAACACCACCGGCTCCAACAACACCGCGAATGGGTTTGAGGCGCTCCAGTACAACACCACCGGCTCCAACAACACCGCGAATGGGTATTATGCGGGACAATACATCGCGGATGGAGTAACCGCCAATCGAACCAGCAGCAACTCAGTGTATGAGGGCTTTCAAGCCTATCCGCATGCCAGCGGCGATACGAACGAAAATGTAATCGGAAACACCGCAATCGGCAACGGCAGCAACACAACAACGCTGGGCAACACAACAACGCTGGGAACATGGCTGAATGGCACTCAGCACATCACAGCAACAGCGCCCATAACCTCATCGGGAACTATCGCAGCCTACTCCACCAATGCAGGTGGCGAGATCACCGGCCTGAGCGCGGCAACATCTGTCACCATAACCTTTGCCAACTCCGGCTGGACCAACGCAGCGTTCTGCACGGCCAATTCCAGTACAACGCTGGCAACCAACGTCTATAACAGCATCCAAAGCAAGACAGCGGTGACATTCACTTTTCCGGCACTGACCGGCAACCTCTTCTACCACTGCGACGGAAATTAAGGAACTGTAAACGGATCACGGACGCAAGCCGGCTTACCGAAGCGCACGAAAGGAAAGACGAATGACAGAGAGACGGCAAGGACAAAAGGCGACGTGCGAAGCAGTATGCACAGCGCTGACAACATTGAGAGGACAGGTAGAGGGTAAGTCTGGTCTTCTTGACTTGCGTCTCCAACAGGTAGAAAAAGGCGTCTCCAACTACGTAAATTTTCAGCGCGTGGTGGAGAAGTTCATCACCGAATCCACGACCCGCGACGAGGAACGCATAAGGCATGATAATCTCCGAGCGCAGGAAATCAAAGACGCCCTCGCTAAGCATTACCAAGATATAGCTATGGAGACATCCAAGGCATCTCAAGTGACATCCGAACTCAGCCTCAAGATTGGCCAGAAAACACTTATGGCTTCTGTCTGGCAACTTGCCTTAGCTGGAGCGGCCATTGCGGTTATGATTTTTTTCGGCATCATGTCATATAAGCAGGTTCAGGGTACGGGTGTTGACCCGATAAAATTATTTCACGCACAGGCAGAAACGACGTATAATGCGAGAGTAGATACTTGGCATGAGGCCGGTAATTTTTCCTCAACGATAGGCAGGAGGTAATATGTCATTGATACGCCCACGAGACCCAAACGACCCTAATCCGTTTCCACCTGAACCCATTATCCCGTGCGACATCCCGGCTGAACCCGTAGAGTCGGAAGACGCGCCCGCTAACCAGTATGGACCTCAACCCGACGATCTTTGAGGAAGACCAGTGGACGGTGCAGTTTTTATTGTTGGCGCAATGATTCTGGCGATAGTGCTGGTGTGGGCTGAGAATGAAAGGAAAAAGTGAATAAGCTGTGGAACTGGTTCATCGATCACAACCAATCGACGCATACATTGGCCGCGATTACTGCTGCTTTGGCCGCTGCCTATACCCTCTACACACCATTTCACCTTCTAGTGATGAAATACTTTGGGATGCTTCCTGCGGATGTGCAAACACTAGTGATGACCGGATTCTTCATCGGCGCTCTCTATAAATCTGGAGCGTTGAAGTTTACGACCACAACAGTACAGATGGCCACGCTGGAAACGACAGTATCCCCTACCACGAAAACCTCTGTGCTGGAGACAAGTACCACAGTGTCACCGGCACCACCAACAAAATAGGAGGATAAAAGGTGTGGTTTTTCAAGAGCAAGACGCCTGCGAGTCCAGCGCTAGTCACTTCTGGAACAAATAGCGTTGCTGGTCTCATCTATTTTCAACCTAGTTTGATGAATAGCACCACAACACGCGGAATTCCTTTATTCGATTCGGTTGGGAACAAAATACCAACCCCTAATGAGTGGTTTTCCGGGGAAGAATTAACCATTAACCCAATTAGTACAGCGCCAAAGGAGGCGCAATCAATGTCTTTTCTAAGCACAATTGAAACCGCAGGAACCAAGATTGGAACCTTTCTCAACGACATCGTGAACGGTGCCAAGTCCATTCAGAAGATTTACGGTGCTCTATCTGGCCCGGTCATCGCCGCATCGATGGCTGTTTTCTACGATGTGGTGAAGGCCGAAGCCGCCGCGCAGAAAGCTGCAACTGCTGCCAGCACGGGAGACGTTCCGGTAGCCATTACTCTGAGCCAGACTACTGTCGGACTCGTGCAGACGGTGGTCAAGGACTTCATCGCTGGCGAGAAGACTGTTGTAGCCGACTTTGAAGCACTCAACATTACGCTCTAATAGGTTCGTGCGGGACGGTCAGGAATCTCGGTTTCCGTCCCGCATCCTAGGAAGGAGGAATATTGAAAAGATTTATTGTCTTTGCCTCTGCATCCATGCTTGTTATTTCGGCAACTATCGGTGGCGCACAAACCCCTGTTACGAACCTTTACGCCGCTGGAGCGTCCTACAACAACGCTGCTACCCCTTCCATCGCAGGAACGGCCCTCTATGCTCGGCCTATCACTTCCACGGATGCCGCGACGAAAGTTGTGAGCAACACTGGTACTTGGCTGTTTACCGTCATTGACATTTTGCCGATCAGTGAGAAGCCGTTTACGGTATCAACCAACATCGGTGCCGGGATTTCTCAGAAAGTGATGACTTTTAACAGTGTCAATTTTTTCATGCCGACCAGCGCTGGGGTTTCGATCACAGGTACGAACACTGGATGGTCGTGGACTAGCGGCATTCTAGCCGATTACAACTTTAAGAAGGATGGAGTGGCAACTAAGTATCACATCATGCCCAACGTCCGCTTCCTCAAGTCAAGCGTGTCGAATGGATCAAACTACCAGCTTATCGGCGGCGTGATGTTTGGATTTGGTTCTTAACATGGACAAACACATCAAAATCGCAATCGCCGTGGGAGTCATCACTCTCGCGGCGCTTACTGTTTGGGGGAGCTTCGGACTCAACCATGCCGCCATTGTGGCTCTTGACAAGTGGGGCAACGTAGCGCCTACGGACACTCTAGATCGGATCAATAAATCTCTTGACACTATCAACACGCCCAAGTCGGGAACGCTTTCCATGCTGGACGATACAATTCTGCAAGGTCGGCTGACCATCGACGCAACGAATAAGGTGCTTATCCATGAACAGACTCAACTTGGAACGATTGACGGCTATGCGTCTCAAATATCAACCGATATACATGGAGTTTCAACGTCTCTTCGTGGTGCCGCTGATGCTGGAAGAGATTCGGCTCAGGCAGCGACGGGAACCCTCACAGCGGCCACGCGGGCAATACAGACAGTCACGATAGATGCTCAGACGGCAAATGACCTACTGGCGCAATTGAAGCCCCTTATATCCAGCTACACGGCCACCGGCAACGATCTTGACACCACCATCAAAACAGCCAACGGCATCATGGCAAGCAACAATGTCACGATCATGCTTGCTAACGGTGCTCAGTTTACGACCACGGCAGTTCAGCTTGAACAGAAGTTGGCTCAATGCACTCTGCATCCAACGCTACCTTGTGTGCTAAAGAGCGATATTCTCTTTGGTGCACAGGTATCGGGGTATTTGCTCCGCTAAAAGCGCAGTTAGGTGGGTATCTTTTAAGGTGAGGATTGAAAAATGACAGACGCAGAACTTACGCTTTTAGCAACTGTTTGCTGGAAAGAGAATCGTCGTGGCCAGATACCAGGAATGACCTCGATAATCAACGTCGTGCAGAATAGGGTAGAGAAGCACGGTAAGACCATCGAAGAGATAGTTATGGCCCCATGGCAATTTACGTCTATGAGCGTAAAAAGTGATCCCGAATTTAGTGTTGATCCATCTAAATCTCACGGTGCTGACCTTTCCGCGTGGACTGAGGCACAAGACTTAGCTCAACAGGCATCGAATGGTTCATTGCAGGATATTACCCTAGGCTCGACTCTCTATTACGCACCGAAGGGAATCAAAACGAACAAAACAATCACGCTTCCCACGGGAGAAATCGTACCATTCCCGCAGACGTGGAACGCAAATGTGGTAAAATACGCGACTACAATTGCTGAACAGATATTTTTCAAAGAAATTTAGGTGACAAACTCCCTAAAATGATGTATAAATAGGGAGATTAGGCAATGCGCCACCCATATTTGGGTCAAGCAGCAGCCCTTAGCCGTTACTGGCTTGGGGCTGTTTCTGTTTAGGAGAACAAAATGCCCAGTTCGGAAATAATGACGGACTTCAAACGCGGAACGCTACACAGTGGCAAGAAAGTTAAGGGAAAGAAGCGCAAGATTGTCAAGAACCCTAAGCAAGCCAAGGCTATACTTTTGAGTTATCTTCGCAAGGAAAACCGTATAGGGCCACGCAAGGATAAGATCGTTAAGAAGGTATCACGGAAGAAAATATCTGTAAGTAAATAAGGAGATTTCATGGCACAGTCAAGTGGACTAACTAGCGGGGCGAGAAAATTAGCTGACACGGCAGAGGAATGGCTGAATAAGGTTGCCACTCCGCACAAAAAGAGAGACACGTCTGCGGACGATGCGGATGTCAGGAAAGCCAACGAGAGTTTCCGTAAGGGGTCTGAAGATGATAAAGCAGCGGCAGAGAAGAAAGCCGCACAAAGTCGCAAGGTAATCTCTACTCCATCAAAAAGCGGAACGGCAGCAAAGAACACTACGAGCGCGAAGAAGAGTCCTACGCGTAAGAGAATCGAGGGCAAGTGATGTTCTCAGAAATCGACTCAACAAACAACGAATCCTATGACACAGGAAAAAAGCGTCACGGGAAGAAGCCGCGCAAAATCAATTCGTCCAATTACGTGAAAATTGGAAAGAGAAAAGGCCCGACAAAACCAAAGACTTCTGGACTCAAGAAATCAATCATCAAAATGTGAGGAGCGGAAATGGCAAAGAGAAATAGCAAGAAATCGCAAGGTGCATCTTCAGTGTCGCCATCATCCAACAAGAAAAACGTAGATATGGGCGTCGAAGAAGCAGAGAACGGATACGTTGTTAGAGTTTCCAGTAACGGAGAAGGCGGAGAATACAAATGCAAGAAATACGTCGCTCCAGACTATGCTTCGGCAATCAGGATTGCGACTGAGAGCATGGCAGGAATCTCCTCAAAGTCGAAGGGAAACAAGAAAAAAGGCGGCAAACGCAAGGCTATCTCTACCAAGAAAGTTTAATCGGGAATAATGCCAACTTCATTCAACCAGACGACGTTCTTGACGGCGCGGCAACAGCTTGCTGCACGTCTAGCAGACCCGTCGATGCAATTCTGGCCAGACAGCGAACTGAAATTTTATATTCAGACTTCTCTTAGGCAGTACAATTCCTTGGTATGGTGGTGGAAGACAGATTTCACATTCAATAATTCAAGCTCTACGAATGTATGGTCATCTCTTGCTACGATAACGGGTTCACCAAGAATCAGAAGCGTAACTGATAGTTATTGCTATTCTGAGATGGAATACATGCTATTAGAGCCAAACTGCGCTGGTGGACCATGGACAGGGACGAGTCAATTCTCGATTAGCGATATATCCCAAGCCTTGCAACGGCGTAGGGATGAGATGATTCAAGTCAGTAATTGCAATCAGGCTTTGCTCACGGGAATTGCTATTACTCCAAACACGCGCAGGACATACGTTCCATCGAATGTAATAGATATTGCGCGTGTACGCTATATTCCTTCCGTAGTTTCTCCAGCAACACAACCACCTCCACCAGTTACGCTTTACCGAGATGATACAGTAGCTCAAGAGTTCTATGAATCTCCACTTTACCAGCAGCCGTCAGGAACACCAAACACGTTTAGTCTTTCCTCAGAGCCTCCTCTAGCGTTTGATGTAGACATTCCCCCTGACCAACCGGGAACGTATGAAGCGATTGTGCTACAGCAAGGAACTCCGTTTAATCCGCCTACGAGTACACTTTTGGGGATACCTGATGACTTTGCCTACGTAGCTGAATGGGGAGCGTTGGCGGATTTGCTAGGAAGAGAATCGGAAGCAACTGACAGAGAGAGAGCTTCTTATTGCATGACGAGGTATCAGGACGGTCTAAACCTGATACAGAAGGCCCCGTGGATTATGCTAGGAAAGGTTAACAGACAGGCTGTAAGTATAGATTCAATTGCAAGCTCAGATAATTACAGTCCTGAATGGGATTCTAATCCTAGCGGATTTGGTCCGTTCATTGTGGCGGGTGGAATTGACATGATCGCCGCTCCCACTGGACAGTCTACCGGGGTGACCGTTTTAGGAAACATGCCAATTCCCGTGGCCGATGACGATTACCTACAAATACCACCCTCGGACCTTGACATAATAATGGACCTCAGTCAGGCCAGAGCCTCTTTTAAGCTCGGAGGAGCAGAATGGAAATCAGCACTCGAACTTGAGAAGAGAGCTATAATGGCTTGCAGTGCGGAGAACAGCAGGCTTAGGTCGCTTGGGTCGTACTCTGACGTTTTGGACCAGCGTGGACAGGCACAGGAGAGGGACCAGAATCGGTACAATGATGCGAATAACATCGAAAAGCAAGAAGCAGGTTATGCCAAAAAGATGTATCGAGGGTGATGATAATGCCTAAGATAACAATCACAGATCGCAGATGCAACCGTTGCGGAGTTCCACAGTTAAAATCGACAGACTTGTGTCCTAACTGCTCTCAGAAATGGAAGCAAGAGGCGACAGGGAAACCGATCATCAAAAAGAAATAGCAGGGTAAAATGTCAACTTTCGAACGCAACAAACCGGGAGCAAGGCTTGACTTCAGGGGTATCGACACGGTTAGCCCTGTGGATCAAATACCCAACGGGCGTGTGCCTATGGCGATCAACATAAGAAGATATAAAAAAGGTGGAATCATAGGACGCAACCTACTTACAGAGGCAATATATACATTACCGGCATCAGTACACACAATTCGCAGGCTTAACGACACGACAAACCTTATCACTTTGCCCAGCGGTTATACAGTCATCAATGGTGCTGGTACAGTGCTTTATAACGGTTCAAACTCAATTGCTACTGGATGGAGTGGTAATCCTCTATCGATGGTTCCTTTTCGCCCTAATACCTCAGTACAGCCATGGATGTATGTAGCCGACTCTGCTGCTCAAGGGGCTGTAACTCTCAACACTAAATACCTAGTAAGTACCGGACCAAACGCAGGATATACAGTATATTTTCCATCGAACGGGATGGCGAAGGTAAGATCAGACGGATTGATTTATAAAATGGGGATCAAAGAACCTCAAATAGCTCCGATTGTATCAACAGGAGACATTGTAACCAGCAGGACAGACCTTCTCCCTGCTACCTCTGTTCCGTGGAGCAATGCTGGAGGAAATAATCTAAGTTATAGTTATGGACAGACGTTAGCAACAGATGGTACGCCAGCGGTAACTATCACAGGTGGAGGACCGGAGTTAGTCCCCGGTTCTACCATACTTTTAACGGTAACAGGACCGGCGAATGTCGTACCCTATGGAAATGTTGGACCTGGAACACCCGGATATAATGGAGGCTCATATCCCGCACAGTACGTAAGTGGAGCAAGTTCGATTATTATTGGCGCATTTACAGATGCCAGCGGAAACGTAATACCATCAGGAGGTGCTTTACCTGCTGTATTCTCGATTGGATCAGGAACTTCCGTTACAGTACCTGCCAATGCCGTGCAGCTTCATATAGGTGTAGATTCATCGGCAAATACTTTTTCTTCAAACAGTGGGTCTTTCACGCTTGACTGGACAGTGACGATACATCCTGTTGCGGAAGCATTATCCACAATTGGTGATGTCACTGCCTATTTCTGGCAAGTTCCAGCAAGTGAAGGTGGAAGTTACGGATGGAAAAATCCAAAAGACGGTGGCACAGGAATATCTCTTGATGTTGGTTCATCTCAAAGCCAACCAACAAATAATTCATGGTGGTTCTATTCAACGAGCGGAGATCAGACTACTTCGCCATTATGGAACACGCTTAATGCAGACGGAAGTGTTTCAGGGTCTATACCTTTATTTTCTACTCCGGTCCCCGCTGCTGGAGGGTATTATAACAACTTCAATGCGTGCGTGGTGGGAAACATATTCATACCAGCAGCAGGAGAATATACATTTTCAGTAACATATAAAGATCAGTTAATGATTGCCTTTGGCAGCGGATCGATAGTCGGCGGCATTGCCGGTGTAACCACGACAGGACCCGGAGGGGGTAGTGCTACCACAATAGGATATTGTGGACAAACAATGACGGTTGCTGATGCTCTACCATTTGTAACTGGTAGTGGAATTTCTGGGTTTGTCACTCCTACGAGCAACACAGCAAGAGAATCTACATCTCCTCAGACATCAACCTTCACAATGTCGTTCACAAGTTCGGGAATAGTTCAACTAGAGATTGATTGGGATTATTGGTATCACGGAGGAGCTACGTTAATTCTTACGAGCGGTGGAAATGTCATTCCTCCTATTCAGGCTAATGTGAAAGAACAGGTTCAGTATCGTTATGTTTATCGCAGCAGCGCTACGGGAGCTTTATCTAACCCATCTCCTGAATCTGAATCTCAATCACTTCCTGTAATCGCAAACGGAGTAACTTCGTATTGGTCTAATGACCCGCAGGTAGACGTGGTTGACTACTACCGAATAGACCAAACAACCACGAGCTTTACCTATGTAGGAACAGGACCAAATGACAATCGAGGGGTAGGAGGTACTAATACTCCTATTGTTGATCAATTGACTGATATGGAACTTGGTACGCAGTTGCTCGACTACGATAATTTTGAGCCATTTCCATCTATCGACCTTCCTCAGAGGGGAACGTGCAATATATCTGGAGGGGTAATTACATGCATTTCTGGAGGTGCAATAGGACAAACTCCAACCGCTTACGGATTCAATACCAGATGGTTAGCTGGAACGATTATTCTTATCGGTTCTCCAACTTCTCTGCCTTATATTCTTGTTGCGCGTCCAACATCTACCAGCAGCATGACGATTCCTGACGTACCAGATGGAACTAATCTGTCCTATGAGATTGAAGAGCCAATACTTGCAGCACAACCATTGCCATACTTATTTGGTCCTACTGACAATATCAATTTTACGTATGGAGTAGGTGATCCATTGAGGCCGGGTACTTTGTACTGGTGCAAGGGAAGTAACCTAGACTCTGCTCCTGACACGAACCAATTGGAAGTAACCGATCCCTCGGAGCCTTTGGTAAACGGAGCAATGAGCGGAGGTCGAGGAGTGTTGGCGTCTATAAAGAGATTTTGGGTTATTATGCCTAACTTCTTTGACCTAACGGCTACGGTAACGGGTACTACAGGATCAACATGGACCCTACAAGAAACATCAATAACTAGAGGTCTATATATGCCTCGTTGCTTATGTGTTTCAGGTGGAGGAAATATCTTCTTCCGTGTTACAGATGGAATTCATGTATCTGCTGGTGGAGCGGCATCAAAATCTATCACGGATGATGACATCTACAATTTATTTCCTCACGAAAACCAAGACGGGGGAACATCTATTCCTCAGCCTGTGACGATAGCGGGATATACTATCTATCCTCCAGATGATTCAAATCCACAGTCTCAGCGGATGTACTCAGTTGGAGCCTATGTATACTATGACTACATCGGGACCGATGGAATTGCTCACACGCTAGTTTTTGATGAAGCTGCGATGGGATGGGTTTACGATCTGTATACTCCCCCGGTAACGGTACACTCGGCAAATGACGGACAGAGCATACAAGGTGTGCTTGCAGGATGCAGTGACGGTACGATTCGGCAACTTGCCTCCGCTGGTGGTGATGCACCTTCCCCTGTTACAACACAACTAGGTAGTGCCGCTAATTATGCGCTGTTGGCATACTCTGGAATTACTAATTCAGGTAGTAGTGTTATATCGGGTGGAAACATAGGGTCCTTCCCTACAGCGTCAATTACCGGATTTCCTCCGGGTGTACTTACATCTCCAGCGATTATAGATAATGCCAATGCTTCTGCCGCCCAAACAGCATTAGCGGCAGCAATTACGTATTATCAGGGAGTTACACCTACTCTATCTGGTCTAGCGAATTTGAGTACAGGCGGTAATGGTTCTACTGCGGCAACGTACACTCCTGGCAATTACTTTTCAGTAGCAGCTTCTAGCTTGACTATGCCGACAGGTATCATTCTAGATGCTCAAGGCAATCCGAATGCACAATTTGTATTTGTAGCAGGCTCGACCATTAACTTAGCGAGTGGACAAACAGTATCGTTAGTTAACGGAGCAACGGCAGCAAATGTAGTATTTGTGGCAGGCAGTTCCTTTACTAGTGTTGCTACTTCAACAATGAATGGTAACATTCTAGCAGTTGCAAGTGTCACCCTGGGTGGTGGAATTCTAAACGGAAGAGCATTAGCGAACAATGGCGCTGTTACTATCGCAGCCTCGACCATTGTTACTGTTGCAAGCGCTGTACCCGGTGGCGGGACTGAAGTGGCTACAGCGGTATTCTTAACGCCAGCGTTTGACAAGGGCGACACTAGGTCAACAGCTAATTTCGGAGACCTATATGTGGAAAGTACAAATCCTTAGGTGTGAATGATGGCAGTGATTGGCACAGGACTTAGCGCTAAGGTTTATTCGGCTTTATATACATCCCAAGTATCGGATGCGAGTATAGTCGTATCAAATTCTACTACTCAAGGTCGCACGGAGTCGGTACTCGATTTCAATGCTGGGGATGGAGTTGAGTCTAGAGACTTTGAGACTGCTTTTAGTTGGACTATATCCGCAGGAACGATTCTATATACATGGCAACCGACAGTAATTGAGAACCCGGAAAATACTTATAACAGGGCTACTGATTGGGACAATGCGGGTATTCCAGGAAACAAGCTAATACGTGGGTTTGTTCTGGAAATGAACACGCTTGGTAATGCGAAAGCAATCCAAGTTCAAAGGGCGGAAGATGGTTATTCTTTTACTCCTAGCGAATCACCGGCAACCACAAGTAAACAGGTTCTCAAGGCGTTTAGCTTCAATCCTCCATTTGTATCCCATAATGTGCGTATCACTAGCACAGACGGAGTAGCATGGCAACACGGTCCTGACGGTGGCTGGAAAATGTCATGGATTGCCGATCCATGGGTAGAATACGCGACTCTAAGAAGTGAATGGTCCAATCTTGGGACGCCGGGGGCAAAATACATTCGAGGTCTTGTTCTCCCGATGGACACTCAAGGGGCCGCAGCGACAATAAATGTAGTAACATCCGATTCCGGTACGATTAGAAGTGTAACCGCCACGGTCGAAATACCTCCCGGTGTCCAATCCACGAACTGGGCGGGAAATTATCCGTTGGTGTTTACAGAAAGTGGCGGAAGCGGCGCTGCGGGATTTGCAACTATTGCAACGAACACTGTTCTACCTGGCAGTATATCTCAAATCACACTGACGGACCATGGTGGCGGCTATAGCAGCGCATCGCTACCAAACGTAACGATCACAGGTGGTGGCGGAAGCGGCGCTACTGCTGTAGCGGTATATGACATCGGCGGCAGAGGCGATCTGGCAAGTATCACGGTCACAAATGGTGGCTCAGGCTACACAAGCGCACCAACAGTCACGATAGACGCACCGGGGGGAAGCATATCTCAAATCACACTGACGGACCATGGTGGCGGCTATAGCAGCGCATCGCTACCAAACGTAACGATCACAGGTGGTGGCGGAAGCGGCGCTACTGCTGTAGCGGTATATGACATCGGCGGCAGAGGCGATCTGGCAAGTATCACGGTCACAAATGGTGGCTCAGGCTACACAAGCGCACCAACAGTCACGATAGACGCACCGCCCGCTGGACCGTATGCGGGACAGGCAACCGCGACCGCGACGATTGGCACTAACCCATATGCGGGACAGGCAACTGCAACGGCAACTTACGCGACAAGCACGGTTTACTCATTCAGTTCGATCACCACAGCCGTGACCTCCGGAGGCACAGGCTACACGAGCGACGTAGCGGTGACTTCGCCGACGATCCCTTACGGTTCCTATGGTTTTGTTGCAACGGGGACGACTGATGGGGAAAGCGTAACCTTCACAGCTACCACATCTGCTGCGGTTAAGACACCTATATCCTTTGCCTTTACTCCTCCAATCGTCGCCCATGAAGTGCAGATTCAGGTCCAGACAGCAACGGCGGGAGTATGGCTCAACGAAGCAAGATGGGACTTTGAACCCTATCCTGAAATAATCCCCGAATACACACCTATCCTTGAGGCTGGTGGCGCGGGAGCTAAGTATTTTCGTGGAATGACATTAACGGCGGATACCTCTAACGTGTCTACGTCTTTCCAGATTCTTTATGATGGCGGTCAGAGCGGTCCAACTCTCACAGCCGCGTTTAACGGAAAGCAAACCAAGGCATTTGCGTTTACGCCATTTGTATTCCACGACATACAGTTGGTTCCACAGGCTAATGCTCGTGTATGGATAGCAGACAGCAAGTGGGATTCTGACCCATACCCAGAGATCATTCCTGAATATACTCCTATCATGGAGGTCAACGGCTCTGGGGCTAAGCTGATGCGCGGACTAAATATCACAGGCGACACAGCCAATGTATCTACATCGTTCGTTATTAGCTATGATGGGGGACAAACAGGACCAACGGTAACAGCATCATTTAATGGGAAACAGACGAAAGCGTTTGCTTTCACGCCTTTTATTGCCCACGATATACAACTTATTCCTCAATCGGCGGCAAGGATTTGGCTGGACTCAAGTAAGTGGGATATGGACCCGTGGCCTGAATACACTGCATTATATAGCCCATGGATGAATCTAGGAACGAATGGAGCGAAGTATATCCGGTCGTTAGTTTTGCCGATGGATACCAATGGATCGGCAGCAGTAGTTAATATTCTAACGTCAGATGGTGCGACGATACCTTTAGCTGCAACCACAACTCCGTCAGGAGTGAAGACTCAGGTTGCGTTTGCATTTACACCACCATTTATTGCTCATGAAGTAAGGTTTGTTCCTCAGAATCCAGTAGGTATATGGTCAGAAGAGGCGAAGTTCGACTTTGATCCCTACCCTGAGATAATCCCCGCTTATACGCCAATTATGGAAATCGGTGGAGACGATAATAAGTTTGTGCAAGGAGTTAAACTCCTAGCAGACACAGGAAATCTACCTGTCACGTTCCAAGTATTATACGATGGTGGCCAAACAGGACCAACATTCACAGGGACGTTTAACGGAAAGCAGACTCTTATATTCTCGTGGACTCCATTTCTAGCGCACGACATACAATTAGTTCCTCAAGCGAACGCGAGAATCTGGTGGGGCGTAGTAGGACAAGGAGAAAGTGAGTGGGTAAGCCAGCCATTTTCTGAGGCAGCTAAGATATGGCAGACAGAACTAACGTCGCAGGGTGGGGTGGGATGGCAGCATCTTAGGTATATCAACATCGAATACATTTCTACCAATCCTATCACGCTTACGTTTGTAACCGACTCAGGAAACGGGAGCATCGCGCCGTCAACGATAACGGTTCCGTCGTCTGGAGGAACACAGACGAAGTTAAAAATAACCGTAAGTCCTAACAAGTGGAAGTTACTTAGTATGGGGGCAACGTCATCAACATCTTTCTATCTTATGACAGAAGGCATGGAATTTTATTGTCGTTCATGGAATAGCTCAGAAAATTATAGGGTAGAGCGTCCATTCGGCGGAAAAACCAGTGGAGGGGCGGAGGTTTAGTTATGGCAAACAATCCAACATCGATGCGCTACCCATTTGAATCTCAAATTTCAGGACTTGCTCCAGAAGTACAACAAGTCCATAGAAACGTGTGGAATGCAATTGTTGACATTCAGAATGCTGTTAAGATTGTTCATGCGAATAATACAGCAAACACCACCACCCTTAAGACGGTAACAGAGACGGTAAATACATCAAACGCATCTTCGGCAGGAGTATCATCGTTTAACTCTCAGAATGGGGATGTAAGCTACTATCCGTTTATGGGGTCAGTAAACAATCAGGCTGGTACGACTTCCTATTCCACAGCATCTACAGACGGTGGTGCTGTTGTTATTTTTAATGATGCTTCCCCTATTGCTGTAACTCTAAGCACTCCATTAGGGGTTCCATGGTACACGATATTATGGAATGAGGGAGTTGGAACAGTTACAGTGACTCCAGCATCTGGAACAATATCGTATGGAACAACTGTTGGGGCTAGTTCTATGCCGATACTGTCAGGATACTATGCGTTTGTGTATTATGACGGAACAAACTGGCAGTCTCTTTCTCTTCCTATTGTTCCTGTAAACACGTCATCCGTAGCGCATGAGTTTTTTACTGCGTATAACGCGGTGACAGGAATTTTTAGTATTGCACAACCAGCGTTCACCGACATATCAGGCGTGGCATCGCCAAGCCAACTTCCTACTCCAACAGCATCAAGTATCGGAGGGGTGGAGGCGGCAGGACCAACAGCACATGAGTGGATTGACGCAATAGATACGGGCGGGGTTCCTCACTTAAGTCAGCCAGCGTTCTCGGATATTTCAGGGACAGCATCACCGATTCAACTGCCTATTGCAACAACTTCCGCGTTGGGCGCGGTTAAGCCTGACGGAACGACGATTACGGTTACAAGTGGTGGTGTAATTTCGGCGGTAGGGGGTAGCGGCACAGTAACCGCAGTTTCCGTCGCCACCGCCAACGGCTTCGAGGGAACATCTTCTGGTGGTGCAACTCCGTCATTGACTCTGAATGTTGATTCTACTCACGTTTTGCCGGTCAACACGGGCAGCGCGACGGAATATCTGAATGAGGCTGGCGGCTACTCGGTTCCAGCGGGGGCCGGTACTACAACGGACGCGCTGACGGCAGCGGCATCTGGTGGCGCGGCTCCAGGCGCAACATTCAATGGGTCTGCTGCGGTCACGATTGATTACCACACGGTAGGGGCGGATGTGGCAGGAGCAGCAGCGGCGGTGACGCTGAGTAGCTTGGGCGGTGTCTCCACCAGCACCACGGTCAACGGCCACGCGCTGAGCAGCAACGTCGTAGTTTCGGCCTCAGACCTCACGACAGGCACTCTGCCGCACGCTCAGTTGCCCACCCTGTTGAGTGGGGATATTCCCAACAATGCGGCGAACACAACAGGTACGGCATCGAACGCTATCGATGTAAACGGAGCGTCGATTCCAACCAGCGCCAAGGCTCTCGCATCGAACGCTTCTAACCAGATCATTGCAGCCACCTTGTCCGGAAGCGGCGCGGGCTTGACAACTGGACCCACAACAAGCACGACTGGAGATGTGGCCACTTTTACCGGGACAGGCGGGCAAGTCGCGGACTCAGGGACTCTTCTAACAGCGCTTGCTCCCAAAGCCAGCCCAACTTTTACCGGGTCTGTCACATTACCGCTCACGACAGCAGGCGTGGTCACGACTACATCAGGTGGAGTAATCGGCAGTAAGTCTCTGGCAGGCTCCGGTTCGGCTATCCCGACCGGACCAACATCGTCAACGAGCGGCGACTTGGTTAGTTTCACTGGCACGTCAGGGCAGATTGCCGATAGTGGAGTGGCGGCCAACAATGTGGCGCTGCTCAATGCGGCGAACACGTTTACACAACATACGATATTTTCTAATGCAACGCAACCACAGATTGAGATTTCCGGAGGAGGTTCACAGAATGGTATAGAATTGGATTCCGTCGGTTTATCTCCCGCTATGTATTTAGGTGCTGGGAATAGCCTTCTAGTACCCGGCGATATAGGGTTTAATCTTTATGATATAACACATTCCAGATCGCCAATCTTTTACCACTCAGATACAAACGTAATTGGGTTAGGAGAAGCATTGTCTGCTCCAAGCGCCGTTTCTGTCGCATCGCTCGGCACCGGCACAGTCTACTCAAACTCAGGTACTCTGACCAATACCAATCCCTCAGACAAAAGGCTGAAAACAAACATCCAAACCCTTCCTTATGGACTCGCAGAGATTCTGAAACTGAAACCTGTAGAGTTTGACTGGAAAGAGGACAAAGTACATCAAGGAAAACAGTTCGGATTCATCGCTCAGGACGTGCAAAAAGTGATGCCTGAAGCCGTCAAACCGTTGGGCGAGACTGACTTGCTGGGGTTGGATAAGGATGCGATCTATGCGGCTTTGGTGAACGCGGTCAAGGCGCAGCAAAAGCAGATCGAGGTATTGCAGAAGCGGATCGACAAATTCGACAGGAAGCGAGTTCTCTAGTTTGACTTCAACAATTCGCTTGCGTAAGGTGCTTGAATAGTAGTACAATGTTTTGATTGAGAACGCCCGTCCGGGGAGTGGAGAAATCATAACCCATCAAAAAGAGACGGTTGATCGTTGCCGGAATCGTCCTTGAGCGGATATTTCCTCAAGTATTCCTTAGCTAATTGCGCCCATTTCTTGCTTTCCAAAACTCCAAGTTTGGTATTACACACGCTACACAGCAATCCTCTTCGGCATTTGTCACAAGCATGACATGATTTAGAGCAGCATAAATGATTATGGTCTATATGAAAGGTTCCATATTTATTTTTAGGGTCTTTTGATCCGCACATAGCACAGCACCCACACTGTTCGGCAAGCGTTTGGTTGTACCATTCTTCCGTAACTCCGTATTGACGGAAGCGACGATTTATAGTAAACCTCTTGCATTCGTCAGGATTTGCAACTCGCCATTCCTTAGCCCTTTTGTTTAATTCTTCTTTACGCTCTTGATACCATCTTTCGTGGTATTCAACAGAAACAGGGTCGTCTTTATATATACCACGGTTGTTTGGTATTACATTTCCTTTATGCCTATCTTTGGAAGCTAGTTTCCTTTCTAATTCGCAAACAATGCAATCTGACATTAATCCTGTCTTGTGTATTTTGCTCTTATGGAAATTCTCAGGAGGCTGTAATACCCCTGCTTGTGGACAATTAGGGTTAAAACATGTTTTTGGTTTCGGCCTATCTTCCGGGGCTATGTCTAAATATTCAAGTCTTCGCGCCTCCACCTTCTCTTTTGTTATCTTTTCCGCATAAGCACGGTCATCTGCGAGTTTGCACTCTTTACAATATGAATGCAGACCATTATGTCCAGCGCTACATTTAGGGAAATCAGACACGGGCTTTTCGATCTTGCATCTAGCGCAGAGTTTAGAAGTAATTGGGCATGAAATCGCCTGTTCTTTGGCGTGCTCTTTACGCCTAGATTGTCTGCATTTTTTGCATATCGATTCTAGCGTTAAACCGCTCTTTCCAAAACGGTTGATGGGCAACCTAATGTTGCATACAGTGCATGTTTTGAAATATTCTGTTTGCACTTCGTTGTTTTCGGTATATAATGATGTAGGTGAGGGTGTCACTGTCGCTCCTTTCAGCGATTTGGTCTTGACCGATGCGTGAACATCTGATACCCTCATTATAGCACATGTTTGGTAAATGGATTCGTCCGGGGAGCGGAATCCAAGAATAGGGGTGTATCTTGGGATGGTTTTCATCGCTCTTTTCGGGAAGTAACGGGACTTTGTCCTCAGACATGAACAAAACAGGCGCGTCTGCTGACTTTTCAACGGGAATGGGAGAAAAGAACCTGACATCATCCTCGAAATTTTTCAATGATATTTTGAGTGGGGATTCAAGTAAGCAATCTCAGGCTCTGGCTCCTGAAATTGGTGCTGCCAAGACTTCTGCGGCACAGACCAACAAAACTAATGCGGAATTCGGGACGCGCTCAGGGGGAACAGCGGCTTCTGCGGCAGCGACGAATGACAAGGTGCATTCTGACATTACCGGCATGGTAGGAAACCTCACAGGAACAGCAGCAAACAGTTTAGCCTCTTCTGGAAGCAGCCTAATTAGCCAGGGAATGCAAGGATACAAACAACAGGCTGATATGTCGCAAGAACAGCTAACTAACTGGTCTGATTCTATCTTTGGGAAGGGAATAACGACAGCGGCGTCGGCATTAGAAACATACGCTCTCGGCGGCGGTGGCGGCGGAGGTTAATTGGAAGAGATAAATAAGGGAGATTGACAGAAAAAGGAGAAGCATCATGGCAAACGATGACGCGTGGCAGGCTGGAATAGACATTGCAACGAAGAACAAAAAGAAGAAGGAAGACAAGAAGAAGAACTCCCAAGGATCAAATGGTAAGGGATCAAGTGGTTCGAGCGGAAGTTCATCTTCTGGCCCATTAGGGGGGCTTCAAAGCACTATCAAGTCTCTTATGGGATTTGGTGGAGGCTCTACGAGTTCCAGCGGAACAGGAAAGAGTCATAAGAAGAAGGGTGATACGGGTACGCAGAAGGACGGCACGTCGAAATCTGACAACGCATCGCCGAAGCCTGACAAATTCACTATGTCCAATCCTCCAACTTTAGGTCAGATGCATAGCGGAGGCAAGGTGAAAAAGACAGGAAATTATCGTCTCCGCAAGAAGGAAATCGTGTTGACCGCTACACAGGCCAAGGCTGCTGGAATTAAGGGCGCAAAAGGAAAGAAGAAGTCTGTTTCACGCAAACGTATTTCAAGCAAGAGGTAGACCGTGGCAAATGATGCGGCTTGGGAAGCAGGAGTACGAATTGGCTCTGAGAGGGCACGGGAGCACCGTGCCCGTAAGCAAGCTCTGTCTGATGCTCAATTTCAGGAAAAGCATAATGAAATTCAGGGCATGATTGAGAATCTGCAAACGAAGCTATCTTATGTCCCCGAATCAGATAGGAATACTCCAGATTATCTCAAGTTGAAAGATCAATACGCTCAAGCGATACAGGATCGTGATGAACACTGGAAAAGTTTGGATCATCCTAGCGAGGTACTGAAATTCGGTAAGATGTTAGGAAGAGACTTGCATTTCTCGAAAAAAGAATCTCCTGTTGCCCCTCCGGTTTACGGACAGCCCACGATGGAAGTGAACGGAGAAAAGGTTCCGACAGGACCAGCATACAAAGTACAAGGACCACAGACTCCTGCGCAATTAAAGGCGCAGAAAGAAGCAAATCAACTTGAGGCGGCTGCACCACTGTCTCCTGAACAGGTTGCAATACAAAAGGCGAATACCGAAGCTGCTTCCGATTTGACAGCGATTCAAGGTAAGATGAAGAACCTGAGAACTCTGTTTCCTGACGCACCCAAGGAACAGGTGGACAAGTGGGGAATGGAACTTGTTCAGAGCGTGATGCAATTAAAACCGCCTAATGAGAAGTATTTTACGCAATTAGCAACGACAAAAGACGCGGATGGTAACGAGCACTATTGGCGCGTTCCTATGTCTGCTGACGAAAAACCGCAAGAAGTAGATTTCAACGGGCAGACTATGGTTCCAAAAACTGCTAAGACTGCAAAAGGATTGAAATATGACGCATCTACTGGAATGGTTGTAGATCAGGACACTGCAAAAAGATATAGCCTTTCCGATGTAGGTAAGTCGGATACTCCACCTGAAGTATTAGAAATGTTCAATGGTGCTAAGGCTATGATGGACAAGAAACAGAAGGATGCTCTCGCTTTGGCAAATGCGCGTGGAGCATCATTCGCTCAAAATCGAATCGTAACCCCGATTGATCCTAATAATCCAACACAAGAAATATATGTTCCAGCAGGAGTTGCGGCAAGAGAGCACATGAGAGCTCCGGGAAGCATTGATTACAAGTTGTCAATGCCTACTGCGTCTGAGCGCCAACGTGGAGATTTTGCAATAAGTGCACACGACCAATTGAAAGACATGATTCATATACTTAAATCTCGTCCCGATCTGTTCGGTCCTGCAAGTGGACGGTATACAGATTTTACTCAGTGGATAGGCTCTCAAGACCCCGATGCACAGAGATTCAAAATGGGAGCACAGGTACTTTCGGATCATGCTATGGCTGTGTTTGGTGGACGATCTCAATACGCTTCGGAATCAATTATGGATATGGCAGGAAGGTTTTCTACCAATCCATTAGCTATAGCTGCTGGATTAGAACAGCTTGATAAGGGATTAGAAGTCATTGGAGGTAGAGGGTCGGGACCTATTACTCCAGGTTCAGGTGCGGCTGCTCTAGGAACAGGTGGTAATAACCATGCAAAACCATCGAAGGGTAGAAGCCTTTCTGCTGCCATGTCTCTTCCTATTAACAAAGGAAAGACTGCACAGGAAGTCGAGAAGCATCTTACCGATCTTGGGTATACAGTGACGAGGCCGTAATGCCACAGCCAAAGAAAAAAACCACGGATGATCCATATGCCTCGTTGCCCGATACGTCGGCTCAACAAGACCCGTATGCATCCATGCCTGATACGTCTTCTCAGGTGTCCCAAGACTTTTCAGCGGCCAAGGGAAACAGTGAGGGAACGTACAGAATGGCTGGGCCTAAAGGGATAGTCAATGTACCATATAGTAAGGTCTTGGACGCATCAAAATCAGGGTTGCAGATGCACCCTGACGACCGCAGAAAATATATTACAGACGCCTCGGCTGATCCAAATCTTAAAAATCTATCCCCAGCACCAGGAGTTAAGGTGATAGGTAGGAATTCTGCTGGACAACCGATGTTGGCACCAGAAGAACAAACCCCTAATTACTCTTTAGGAACCATCATGTCAACAGCGGGGAATGTAATAGGAAGTACCGCTTCAGGAATATACCATGCAGTTAAAGAGGGTCCACAAAATCCAGAAGAAGCTAAATGGGACAAGCATGGAGCGTTGACCACATATAGATTATTTGTAGCCCCTGCTCTTGAGCAAGCAAGAAGGGCTACCGAAGAGTTTAAGCAGTCTAATCCGTCTTCATTTCGTCCTACTCAAGACCAACTAGGACACAGGAAAAAAGCTGTATCTCATGCACTAGCAACGGTTATTCCGGGAGTTGGTCCATGGGCTAACCAAGTTGGAGAACAAGTTGGAACTCAAATAGGAGAAAAGAATTACGCTGGAGCGGCAGGAACAATCGCTGGCAATGCAGCTATATATGCAGCGCCTAAGGTTGCAAGTGGGGCAGTTAACTTTGTGCGTAAAACTCCTTCTTTTGCGAGAAGCGGTATAGAAGCCATGACCGATACTAGCCCTAGAGAAGTAAGAGTTTTGGCTGAAGAGACGCAGAAAAAGAATATAGAAGCAGCACAAAAGCATTTGGAAAAGGCGGAACCTGCGGCTTGGAAAACTAGAGGAGCGGAGATCGCGCACGATGTATCGGAACGTGAGGCTAACGAAAAATCTCAGAAAGAATTAGATATAAAGAACGAAGAGGAACGAAATAAAATAAACGAAGCCAATATTGAGCAGTTGAAGAAGGAGGGGAAGGATCGTCTCGAAACTCTAAAAGAGAACAGAGCTAACACCAAAAACTATGATGAGGAAGTTAAAAAAGCAAAAACAGAGAATGAAACAAAACTTCGGCTGGAAAAGGGAAGACAAAAAATAGAGTCGAATTACAAAAACGCATCATCTAGTTTGCGAGATAAGTATAATGCAGCTTTTGAGAAAGCGCGTAAGGACTATAACACCACATGGAATAAATGGCGAGATATGGTAAAAGGTACCAATGCGAATATGAAGCCTGTTGTTGATATAATTGGCGCACAAGAAGAGTCAATGAATCCTCAGCAGGTAGGAATTTTCCGGGAAATATTGAACGAAACTGAACCTGATCCTGCACCAAAATCTCCACTGGGGACGACAGCCCAAACCGCTGCACCGCAATTGAGCCTTGGCAATGTTGCCTCGGCTGCATTGAAAGATGTTCCTGCGGAGAGACTTCATGCTTGGAAGTCTCAACTTGAGGGAGCGGTTCGTTCAACGCAGGATGGAACAGTAAGGTACGCTATTGGAAAAGTTCTTCAGTCTGTCCGCGACCTTGAAACGCAAGTGTCCTCAACTGTTCCTGGGGCAGTAAAGCAATTATCAAAAGCTAGGTCTATTACGGGGCCGTATTTTGAGGCATTTTTTAAATCTCCCGATGATATGCCAAGGGCACTTGCTCAATCTCTACGTGAGCAAACCCCCGGAGAAATGAAAACTAAGGCGCAAGACGATAGGCTAGATAGGATTGCTGCATACGATCCATCTATTAAGTCACTTGCTGCTCATGTGGATAATCTTGAAACAGCTTTGAAAAATATTCCTAAGCCGCCCAAAGAGTTTACTCAGTTGCCTACACGTCCTGAGCAAGTACCATCTCCAAAACCTGAACCTCAAAAAGTGTTCACGCCAAAACAGTATGAACCAATACGACTCAAGAAGCCACTACGCGACGAGGTTCCAGATAGACCAGCAGAAGAGAAGGCTGATATTGCACAGCGCAAGAAAGAACACGCTTTAGAAACGTCAGATACTATAAGAAGGTTAGGTTTTAGGAGAGCTTTTTATACTATGGCGAGTGGTATACCAGCAACAGCGGTAGCCGTAGCTTTAGGTCATCCAATTCCTGCCGCATTGGCCGAATTGGCAGCAGTTCCCATCGTTATAGGGGGATCACATCTAGTAGCTAAATTGTTAGAAAAGCCAGAGGTTGTAAATTGGCTATCAAAGATAACGTCTAAAGATGTTGCGGAATGGAATAAACTTCCTCAAGCACAGAAGGCTCTATTTGCTAACGATATGGAGCAAGTGGTAAAAGCTGCCCGGAAAAAGAAGATTAAGGTATCGCCTGCGATGACGGCGTTTGTTTCTGGCACTGCATCATCTCAACAGAAGAATACTGAAGAAACGGAGCCAACACAAGATCAGGATAACGAGCAAGAATCAACACCGCCTCAAGGTGTTTCTTCTCTGCGCCATTTGAGGGAAGAAGCTGAGAGGCGTAGGCCGCAACAAGTGGCGTCTGCTGAAAGTTCGTCGGTAAAACCGGCATGGACACACATCTACGATCCAATTAGCGGCGAAATTAAGGCGATATAATGCCTGATCCTAAGCAAAAACTTGTCAAGGTAGATAAAGACGTAATTTCCTTCCCATCTACGATGGAGGACAAGGATATTTCTGCGGCTATTAAAAAGCATCGTAGCAAGTTCCCTGTGGTAACAGAAGAATCGGAACATGCTCGTCAATTGCATCCTGCCAATCCTTTAAGCACGGCTATCCCTCACCTTCCCAAATGGACTCAGACTCCTCTTCTTCCTTATGCGGAGAGGGCTGTTACCGCAGTAGACAATGCGACCAACCCATTAAATTGGACAGCGGAAGGGCGCAAGGTAAAAGCAAAACAGGACGCGGATCAAGCTAAAAAACTAGCAGATTACGATAAAGATCATCCCACACAGGCTGGTATCGCCGAAGGAATCAAGGGCTTCGGCGAGAGCATGTCCACACCTGTAAACGTGGGTCTTATGGTGGCGATGCCAGAATCGAAAGTTCTGAGCGCGTTAGGACTTTCGTCTACACGAGCAAATGCTCAGGACAAAAAGAAGCCTACACTGAAAGAGCTTTTGGATGAAGCAAAGAAGCGCGATCCAAGGAAGAAAATAAACACTCTTCCTGAGCAACCCAAGGATGCGTTGAATCATTACGCTAATCCCGAAGATCAGCCTCCCAAGGTATCGTTCTCTTTCAATAAATCATGGTCTAAACCGGGTCCGTATGCTACAAAATTAACGCCACAGGAAGAAGTAGAGTTTCGCAAGTGGGCAGCTAGTAATCCTAATTCTGTAAGGGGAGAAGTAGGACCAGCACCTAATTATGATTCCTTGCCGATGGCTGATTATGACGTGAGAGGGCATTTTCACGCGGCTAAGGTTGGTGATCCTGCCGCGACTCTGGTTCCTAACAAGTGGGATGGAAAGATTCACGGAAACGACAAGTTCAAGACTCCGTACAACGGAGGATTTTCAAACGAGTCAATGTATGCAACACCTAAAGCCCCACGGTGGGTAGGAAACAAGTTGATGACGTTTGATGGTAAACTGGTCACAGACGAGACGCCAAGAAAAACATCGGGTCAGAAATGAAGAGTTCAACCTTAATTTCTTCTTATGAGCGTTGCAGCCGGTTAGGCATCTGGACCCGCGATTGGGAACGCGATAGGATTGAAGCGAAGGATTTGTTGTCGCTAGGAATTCAAGCGGGACTTACCACAAGCCGCAAGGACTTTGGGGATTCGGCGGGTGAGTGCGTTATCGGAATTTCACGTGACATAGAATTGATTCAGGAAGACACGGTAGACCAGTACGGTAGCATTATCAATCTGGCGTCACTCGCAGATATAATTACAAGCGCCATTCGTAAACCGACAGACGATCCTTGGGAAATTCCTGAGACTGTCGATCTAGGTGATGGGGTTACTTGGAACAGTTCCGCTCTCCTATCGCCTGACGGGAAATTCTTGAGACGTGTAGCCCTAGTTGGTTCATGGAGCAAGGATAGGCACTACTCTACTTGTAGAGAGTGGGGAACGCTAGGAGAAATAGCGGTGTATAACCTTCCTATGCAGATTGTTGTGGTCAATATAGGTTCTCGTCGGGACGGAAAATATCACAGCGCATGGACAAAAGGATTTCGGCATCCGGTAAATAAAGTACTTAGGTTTAAGAGAAGGAATTTTATAGGTAGAGGTTTTAAGGAATCATGGTCTGAAGTATGGAGAGAAGATTACGACCAGATTTCTACTAAAGAGTGGCTAGATGGAATGATTAAGGACGAGGTTCTGCAAGACCTATGCTTTAGGGTTGACGTTCCTTCTCTAGACGAGGAAAATCAACAGAGAATCATCGATCTTGCCAAGAGCAAACTGAAGAGAATTTATTCAACAGAGGAACTTCCTGAACAGCAATTGAGTACGTGTTATTTCCCTATTCCTTGCCCTCATAGGGTTCACTGCGAAAGTGGGCATGAGCCGTCAGGGCGATACGGATTCGTCAAGATTCCTTGATGTACCCACGATCTAATACCCGTTCCAACTTAGCAACTCCAGGAACCAAATCAGGGAGATTAATGTCCCTATCTTTCGCATCTCTACGAAGAAATAAATACAGCTTCACGCATTCGCCGCATCCTTCAGTGACACAACTGCCTAGCTCTACATTTATTCCGCAAGTTGTGAATTTCATTTCTTCTCCTCCGGTATCGGCGTATTCGGCCAGCGTTTCTTGGCTTCATCGATGGGCATTTCCTGTGTGAACTCAACCATGCTAGGCATGTATGTGTGCGGCAAAGGATCAGAAAGTTGGAAATTGATTCCTCCCGACTTAAGGTCAATCGGGACGTGATAACCCTCCATTCCTAGCTGCATATTGTGCTTGAATCCGAGAGTTTCATCTACACATATATCATTCATTCGCCAGTATCCTCCGTCTTCTGGTTTGATTGCCCACGGCGATAGGACAAACGTAGTCTTATTGCAAATAGGGCAGTACGTAGCAATCGGCCATCCTTGCTCTGGAGGAGTGATGGATGTGACGTGGATTCCACGGTTAAATATCCGTTCCACATCGCCAAAAGGATCATCGGGGTCTAGCGTTATTATCGGTCCATTCCATGCGCTCGTACTCCATTCGATAGGAGGTTGCTTAGGAATATCATCCCAGTTAATTTCGCTCATCTATTGTCCTTCTTCCTCAACAAAAGTATAGCATACGCACAAGCTAGGAACGCACCTAAACAGAAATATAATATGTAGTATGTAATCATCTGTCCTCCATCCTTGCACACCACAAAACAAACGCAACAAACGATCCTAGCTCAATCCACATCACTGTCCCCCCTCCTTAACGAACTTCCATCCCCTACGTAGCTCCGCAAGGGCTGCTTGCTCACGAGCGATGATGCTATGCAAAGATTGCAGACATTTTCCCTTAGCTGTTGTGTCTATGATCATCTGCAAAAACTTTGCATCCTCACTGCGCTGCGCGATCTCAGCTTCCAGCTGCTTCGTGAACAGATAGGCCGCGTGCCAATCCATGTCTCCATCCATATCACAAATGTCGAATCTTCCATAGGTCATGACGTGGTAATCAGACCATCGTGCTACCACATAGGCCTCTTCCTCGGCTGGCGTCAACTGTTTCACTGTTCCCTCTACATGATTTCCAGTTAACAGGCGCGAACCTTCGTAAATATCCAATGGGCCAGAGCACCCAAGAAACTGATCGGCATCTTGTTTCTTCCACGGAGTAAGTGTTTCAAACTGTTTGTAAATCTCATCAAAAACCTTCTTCGATCCTGATGGAGTCATTTAACACCTCCAGAAGCGCCGCTTACAGCGGAATAGTAACCAAGAATACTTCCATTGTTGGATGCCAGAATGGGCGCGGAATTAGAACACCACACGCCATCTTTAACAACTATTATGCGAGGATTGTAGCTTTTGCACCCGCACACGCTGGCAACCACGGCCAGCACGATAACTGCTAGAAACCGTTTCATCGGTTTTCCTCCGCATCGAACTGCTCAATCAGACTCCCAATATCTAGCCTATCTTCTGGGGTCAACCATCCTTGAGTTTTCCGCAGCGCATCCAGCAGCATCTTCTCACGAATCTGGACATTTTCTACGTCAGTCCATTTCCCTCCAGGATGGGTGTGACGTATCAGTGTAGGCCCAAAATCTCCGTCCATAGCCGTAAAATCGGTTCTCTGTAACGGCTTCAACTCATCCATGACGTTCCTCCTCCAGCCCCTTGACCTGTACCCTGAGCGCGTAATGGCTCTTGAGGCAGGACGCCATATAGTAGCCGTGTTCCGGTTCGTTGTTTCCCTTGAGAGGTAGCCCGAGGTATTCGCCCATCGCTGAATTGTAGGGATACTCGGTGTAACCTTTGGACCGTTGCTCTATTGCGTAATCGGCTTGCGCCTGCTTCAACTGCTCGGCAATATCGGCCAAGCCGCCATTCTGCGCCGTCTGCTCATCCTTGCGAAGCTGGTCACACCATGCGCTTGTGGTGGGCAAGGTATTGCGGTCGGCGATGTAGGCCATCAAGGCGGGATACTTCGATGTGGATTCAGCGATTGTCACGGTGTAGCCTCCCGGTAAAGAGGTTGGCAGGACCCTCGGTGCTCTGGTGAGTCCTGCGTGAGTGGTGATGATCCTTCCTGTTTTGGCCGTGAGCAGTTTACGCATAAGCCAATTTTCTTATGCGCAGCAGCCTTTACTCGCGCCCTGATACGCTCAGTTTCTCGAATTTGTGCGGATGCGCTCAAGCTTCCCACTCCGGTATATCGGCCGTTTGGCCCTTGAGCGAATGCGTGCAATCGTCGAGAAACTGAATGCGTCCATCAGTAACGAACGAGTGGCAACATAGTGGGCGAGGTTCGATATTTTCCCCGTTGAATACGCTCTCAGCTTCGGCATCAGTGAGAGGCTGAACCCCACGAACGAGAATCGACGGAGTGAACGTGGGCGCATCAACACTGCCATTCCAGCCCCAAACAGGATGGTTCTCGCCGCGCACTCGCACGCCATGAGCACCGTCGCATCCTGGACACCAAAAGAGCGCCGAACCATCACTTGCTAGTCTAACTTTTGCCATCTATCACCCCCACGGCGTCGAACTGGTTGTGCTGCTCACTGGCGTGATCAACGGGACAAATTCATCAAGCGCGGCTTGCAAGTCGGAGAGTTTTATTTCTGCGACAAGGGCTCGAATCGCCCATACATGTAACGTCTCTAGCCATTCGTAAGGTGTGGGATTGCTCATTGCTCCTCTTTTCTGCGCTTAGCCTTGCTGCGTTCCATGCCACGCGGTATGCTTCGTCTGATCGACAACAACCGCACTGCACAAGCCACAGATGCTGGTGAGATAGTTGGATTTCATCGGGTCGTACATGACAGCCTCCCTTCCACGCCACGCGGTATGCATCCCCCTGTCAGACACACAAGCCCCGCATATACTGCACACTAATTTTCTTTCTTGTGAGAAAGTTTCAGGCACGAGCCATGATGAGGCCTCCGGGTACTCCATCTCATGCACCGCGCTGGCCGGTACTTCGAGCGAGCGCCCCTCTGCTGCGTCCACCAGCGTTACGGTTGGCTCTGGCTCGGCTACAGTTGGTACCGGAACAAGAACCGCACGTTCACAAAGAATGCGAGCCGCATAGATTGCATCTGACACATTCCATCCGTGGTCATCAAGTAGCATTGCGGTACATGCCTTACGTACACCCTCCAGCGATACCATGCCTTCCGCTGGCGTGGCTGCAATCACCGGACCCTGCTTGGCAAGGACGGAGTTGACCGCATCGAGGAAATCTCTGTCCGCGTTATGCAATCCGTTTTTCGTAGACAGATACCTGTTGTGCATCTCGTTTGCCTCTTCAAGCGTCACCTGCGGAACCGTGGCGAAGACTTCTACGATTTTGTCCCACGGTTGCCCGTCAATAAACCTCCTACGAGCTTCATCATATTTCTTTTTCGTGTAATTCATATCTTCTCCTTAATAACCTGATTACTAAACCCAACCCCTATCCCCACCAGCCGCACCTCTCAAAAAGGCATCTTCAGGCATATCCTGTTGCGAAGAATCGAAATCTACGGCTCCACCGTTGGCTATCGGCGCAGGAGGAATAGCCTCTGCTTGCTGAATAACATTTCCTGCTTGCGGATTAGGGTTTATTCCTACCGCGATAGGAATAGGAAGTGTTTGGTATGCTTGCGGATTATTAAATGACGGGATAGGACCCTCTGTTGTTTTGAGCGCCTTAATGATCTGGACTAAGGAAGGAATCTCAGCATTCAGCATATTGACTTTCCCCATAGCCTCAGCGCGTTCTTTGATTGCATCAGCCAATCTTTTTTCCGCGTAGGAGTGGGCTGCTCCAAATTCCTTGGGTAAACGTGCCCTGCGTTTGGTAGTACGCTTATCTGTCTTAGGCGCATTAGGAATAACAGGTACTATTGCTTGCGCCACAGGTGCGGGGGAAGCCTCTGGAACTTCGTCAACTTCGGGATATTCGGCATCAATTATAGTAGATGCTGTTGTCTCTCCAGTTTTTGTGTTGACGTATGAAATTTTGGTTTCGATAGGATTATTCTCATCCCTTTTCTTTGCCCATCTTGCTCTTGCGGCTGTGCTTGCGATTGTCTTACGCTCTTCATTTGACAACTTTTTGGCACGAGCATCACCGCCGTTTGACCCTCTTTTACTTTCAACTGTCATTGTTTTTCTTCTCCCCTATGCAAGTACACGGTAGCACAATGCAAGCATCATTGCAAGCATTAAATTCAGATATTTTGGTGAATATAGATTCCCGTTTCGAGTTGAGGCTTCCCGCTCAAAGGCGTGATGCACCCATCGTCCCACTCAATACGACGAACGATGCGCCCTTTGAATGTGGTTTCAGCCACAGTTCCTACCTCGACTTCCAAATCACGGACAAGAGCACCCGTAGAAAGCGATAGAAGTTCATTCCAAGACAACTGTTTACCTTTTGGTTGTGATTGCAACTGCATAGTTTCTCCTATTTCGCAATCTTAGCGCAAAATCCCCAATCGTGTCAAGAAATAAAACAAAAATTCTCTCTTGACACAAATCTCCTCTTATGAGACTATGTGTACATGAGATTAGGACCCGTATTACGCAAATGGAGAACGATGGAGGAGCGGACTCTTCGAGATGTAGCTAAGGAGGTTGGCACTTCTGCCGCAACCCTCCTACGCATTGAGCAGGGAAAACCGTGTGATTCTGGTACTATGGCAACCGTCTTGTTGTGGCTGATAGGGGAGGCTAAGAATTGAGCGAAGCCAGTAGTATCCGAACGAAGCAATATGAAGACGTAAAAGACGATCCTTTGTATGTGGCATGGGCCACATCTGACAAAATTTACCGAGAAAGCGCCGTAAAGCCCCTTCCTTCAGGCATGGGGTGAGCGATTTGCATTTAACAAGGATGTATGGTAGTCTTACGTAAACATATGGAGGTAAGACTAGAAGATGAAAATATGCAAAGTGTGTAAACAAGAAAAAGATTATATTGCTTTCCCAAAATGGAAAAAGGGGGAGAATACGTGCTATGCCTGCCATAATGCAAGAAGAACTGAACAACGAAGGGCTAGGGGGATTAAAAACAGAGAAAGCGTAACGGAATATATGCGCGAGTATCGAATCAAGAATAGAGATTTGTTAATAGAAAATCAGATAAAATCGAGGCAGTCTCGTCCATTATCCGCATTGTGGCGTCAAGTGTCCAAAAGGGCTAATGGTTTTATTTCTAAGGAAGACTTTATGAAATTAGAAGTTCCCACTGTATGCCCTGTTCTTGGCATCCCAATTTCATACACTATGTCAAGAGATAATATTCCATCTGTTGACAGGATTGACCCAAACCTACCATACGAACTTGGGAATATCGCTGTAATTTCATACAGGGCGAATATGATAAAAAGTGTGGGGTCCGCTGATGAACATGAAAAAATAGCGCAGTGGCTCCGGGGTTTTGGTGAATTTAAAGGGAAACCATTAGGAGGAAAGATTGTTCCTGTAGGGTCTCGGATATTGAGGTTTGGAAGGGAACAAAAGGAAATTGGAGGGACCGTAAGACTCAAGACGGCTACGGCTGTCAAGAGCAAGTCCCTGAGAAGTGAGAACCACCTAAGCGTGTAAGCGCAAAGTAATCCCCCGGATTTATCTGTGGGGAGGATGTCAAAAAGAACAACCACCGCAGCCTACGCAGGAGAATAAATGATTACCCTCCACCCTCGCTCCATGCCAGTACAACAAGCCCACGCCGACATAGACAAAGCCGTAACGGATGTCATCGGTAAGCACCCCGACCTAACGTACTTGGAACTGTTAGCAATCCTAAACCAAATCGCTTCCGCTTGGATTAAATATGGGATCAAAGACGAGCGTAGTCCTAGCGAAGCCATAAAAGGGGGAGAAAAATGAGCAACCAGAAGGAATACTACATACTAACCAAAGCACATGAGGCTATATGGCCGCGTGGAGTCATCCTATTTTGGGCAGCGAACGAGGCGGGGTATTCGACTACGCTTGAGCTTGCTGGAAGATACTCGGAGGAGTCCGCGAACAACATCTGCAAACGCAGGGATAGTGGAATTTGGCAACAGGACTTCGCGGTTCCTTGCGAAGTAGTAGAGGCTCAAGCTGTGCGAGTGGTGGACATTGGCAAGTTAGAGGATTTGGTAAAACAATGAGCGATTCATATTATCTTGCTTGCTCCCGCTGTAAAGATTATGTGTGGGTAGGGCAAAGTCAGAATAGCGATCCTCCATTCTGCTTCTATTCAGGGGAGGAGAAAACCATGAGAAAACTCAAACATTTCCTATGGGATCACAGAGGTCATACTCTAATAATGGAGGATTCTCAGGATTTGGTGATTCAAGGAGTGCTAGAAGAAAACGAAGATGGTTCTATAAAGGAACAGGAGGTAAATAATGGCTGCTGATAGGTGGACACAATGCCCTCAATGCTACGTAAGGAACAGGGAAAAAGCGGACGAAGTGGATAAACATGCTTCTGAGTCCTACGGGAATGTTTCTGCTGAAAAGTTCGATTCCTTGCGCGATGAGGCAAAGCATTTCAGGAAGGCCATAACGACAGATGAGGAATTCACCGAGACATTGCGTGAGGACTATAATGTGGGGATTCAAAACAACGAATTTTCAGTAGGATACTCTGCACGGTGCGATGTGTGCGGATTCAAGTTTGATTTCAAGCATGAGGAGAAGGTGAAATGAGCGAATGCACTGGCAACGGTAGCGATCACTGCGGTTGTTATTATGGTGGAGGAAAATGCTGCTCATGTGGAGTTGATGGCTACACGGCAAGCTACACTGTAGCTCCCGACTATGCACAAGGGAAAGATGTGATCGTAGAAGAACGCTATATGAAGCCTAGCGCCGAATATCCTGATGGCAGTTGGCTGCACACCGTTAACGGTAAAGTGGAGGTTGCGACAGGACACTACGCAACAATTTACCCGGACAAACCTTCTCCGTACTGGCACGGTAAACCACCATTTGTAATAATCGAAACGGGAGATTGGGCATGGGAGAAAATAGATGAAGTCAAGACATGTACTGCGCTATCTTTGCGATCATTGTAACAAAGGATTCTGGGAGAAAAACAAGTGTCTTCGGCATGAATCAATGTGCTTAATGAATCCTAACCGAGTTTGCGGAAAGTGCAAGGATCGTGGTTTGACACAGCATCCTCTTAGCTACTACCTAGACGAAGATACGGAAAGCTGGTATGGAGACATTGATACGCTCCGAAGACTAGCGAAAGGTTGCCCACTCTGCATGTTGGCTGCTAAGATGGCTGTGGACAAAGATATGTGGGATGAAGAGAAGTGGACAGATTTTGACTACGCTCAGGAAGTAAAACGATTTGAACTTGAGAAGTTTCCAGATGGAATACCTTTTTGATGGGAAGGGGAGAAGAAATGACCGCTGAAGAAATTAGATCGCTGAATCATGATTGCCAAAAGGAAATCAACGAAACAAAATCAGATAAGGAGCACCGATTCGGCATTGATTCGTTGAACGTTTCGATGATAACTGAGGTTGCCGCTCAACTTGCCGATGTGAATGAAAAGCTGAAAATCATTCTCAATCCTCCACTCATGTACGACACCTCAAATATTGGGCCTAACGAGCGGATGGGGTTCTTTGATGATTTGCCTCAACCCCTTACCTTTACGCCAATGGAGACACGCACTACACTGCGCGACCAGTTCGCTATGGCGGCGATGCAGGGTCTATTCTCGAACTCGTTCGATGAGTTCTGGGTGCAGAAACCAGAGTCAATGAGCGGTACGTGCAAACACGCTTACGAGTGGGCAGATTCAATGCTTGAGGCGAGGACGAAATGAAGACTCCAAAGTACGCAGATGTTAACCCATTGTCAAAACTGAATCCTGGCGAACCATGGTTTTTCATTCGCGCTCAGGACAAACTAAGTCCTGCTGCTGTTGCAGGTTATAGTCATCTATTGAAGAAGGAAGCCAATAAGGCTTTGATTCGCAAGGAATTTGATTTGGCTGATTCTCTGTACGAGCAATCGGATGAAATTCTGAAGTTTGCAGAGAAATTTATCGATTGGCAACAGGAGAATCCAGATTTAGTGAAGTTTCCAGACTAAGGAGAGAGAATGATTGACACGGAAAAAGTAGTAGAAATTCTTCGATGTGCTGAGGTCAATTGCGACAACGTAGTAAAGGGTGGAGCGGTCTTTGCACAGATAGTCAAGGCACAGATTCAAGAGGCAATCGAGGAGTTGGAGGGCGAGATAGTAACCGATGATGTTCTTGCACCTCGCCGTACTGAGGAGGAAAACAGTGGAAATTGAAATTCAAACGCACTATTGCACGAGTCGTCTATCCCTTTGGTGCCCCGTATGTGGAGCTAAGGAGAACCAAGTATGCACACATGCCAAAGGACAACGCTTTGACGCTCACAACGCCCATGCAGTAACGTCGTATGCCAAGCCGTATCCTGTAGGGAGTACGCCGCACACTGCCCCACAGCGCACAGTGGAGAATCGACCGAAGTGGACGCAGAAAGTGTGGGAACACTAAATAAATACTTGACAACCTATTAAATCCGTGAAAGACTGATCTTGCTATGGAAAACTTCGTTCTCAGTTCGCGCTCTTTATCCTCACTCAGCTATTTGCTGTGCGTGGAGAGGCGTGTGTGAGCCAAAGTTTAAATCAGGTTCAACCGCCCTCAGACCACAAATCTGAGGGTTTTGTTTTGGGGGTGTATCCCACGTTGGCAGAGGAAATCGGCCTAAACCCGGTTCAGGATCGGTTCGACACCGTTCACCCCCACCAAACTAATGAGGAAATACGCAGATGAGAACGTGTAAAACGTGTGGGGAAGAAAAAGATATTGAGCAATTTCCTATTAGGAAACGCACACCAAGAGCCGTATATAGAAAATACGACTGTTCAATATGTGATAACCGGAGAATTGTGAAAGCGCACACTAAGAACCCGGAAAAACAGCGTGAACGTAATCAACGCTATCGCACAAAACCAGCTAATCTCGCCGTAGTTTTACTTAGAGATATTAACAAATCCGACAAGAAACGAGGTTTTAGTAATGATCTCGATGTGGATTTTGTGAAGAGTGCTATTGCAAGTTCATGTACATATTGCGGAGAAAATCAATTGCGTGTTTCTCTTGATAGGATTGACAACTTAAAGGGACACATGAAAAGTAATGTAGTACCATGCTGTTCTCGATGCAATTATATGCGCCGCGACATGCCATACGAAGCGTGGATGCATATATCGAGCGCAGTAAAGGAAGCAAAAGAAAAAGGTTTATTTGGGAAATGGGATGGTTTTGGAAGGTCGAAAAAACTGTCTCATCCCCTACCATCAGTCGGTGGCGAAGTGCTCAAACGCGGCAAGCTGCAACCTTGCTAATCGTGGGTTGAAATCCCACCCGACTGTCCAAGTTTAGATGTGCCCGAATGGTGAAATCGAAAACACAAACGCCTTAGGAGCGTTCGCCGAAAGGTTTGGGGGTTCAAGTCCCCCTTCGGGCACCATAGTTTTGCTGACGTGGTGGAATTGGTATACACGCGGTTCTCAAAAAGCCGTGCGAAATTAAGTAGCATAGGGGTTCGATGCCCCTCGTCAGCACCAGATTTACGGGGTAGTGCGAGAATTGGCAATTCGGGCGGTTTGCTAAACCGTTGTCCTCTGAAAAGAGACGTGCAGGATCGAGACCTGTCTACCCCGCCATAGTTTTGGGAAGTAAACCTATCAGGTGATAGGCCACGACTGGAAATCGTGTGGTTCCGTAAGGAATGGGACTCGGGTTCTCCTGCTTCCCGCCAGTGTTGGTATCGTTGGGCATTGCTAGGCCCACTCCTCTCGAAAAGGAACAAGGTGAAAGCCTTTGCGTGTTGGAATCACGCCGATACCGCCAAGTTTGGATCGTACCGCTTTCGCTAAGGCAAACCGGCCTGAACCCGGTGGCTCCCGTAAGGGAAGGCTGTTGAACTCAGCTACGATCCTCCATGATGTGCGTGTGTGTCTCAGTGGCGACAGAAGCAGCCTGTAAAGCTGCGACCCATAGCGGTAAACACCCTAGGTTCGAGTCCTGGCACGCGCACCATAGAATAAGCGCAGATTACTCTTGACAAGCGGATAGGACAGATGTACTCTTTGAATTGTTGATGCGGGTTGGAGAAGTCTGGTTATCTCGGAACGCCCATAACGTTCAGGCCGCTGGTTCAAATCCAGCACCCGCTTCCAGATTAACCACCGACCATAAAGAATCGGTGCAGCGGGGTTGGGAGTGGTCCATCCCCGAATGGTTTGCATAGGCGGTGTGGATAGACACACAGGGACAACAACTACCGCCGAGTTAAAGTAGAGGTTGACTGGATCGTGGCCATCGAAAGATGAGTGCATACGGAAGACTCTCGGAAGTCAAGTGGAAACCTGCTTGACCCTATGCAATGAGGTTGTATCCGACCGGAATTTTGGTCACTAACTTGGTCCAGAGAGTAGGGCTGACAGACCGGAAAGACGGTCACAGTTTTAGATGTGCTCCGTTTGCATGGGAAGCTCTCGCAGAGGTGCACCAGATAACCTCTGGTCAAACGGGAGAAGCTGAGCATCCCGAATAATCTGGTTTCGGGTGTTCGTATAGCTTATACCGCACGGAGCACAAGTTTTGGTCCTATGAGATGGGCGCTGTGGCACTCATATAAAAAGTCACAGCAACAAGTTTGAGTTTACGTCCAGAAATGGAGTCGTGGCTAGACGGTGGATACTTTTCACTCGCAAGTTTGCAAGGGATGCATACCTAGTTCGTGGTAGAGAGAAACTACCCAATACAGCGAGGATGTCGCAATGCCACCCGTAATTAGTTTGGTCCTATGATCTAACGGCTATGATGCAAATCTGTCTAATTTGATGTCGCAGTTCGACTCTGCGTAGGACCGCCATTTATGCCTATAACAAGAACCGAGATCGCGCTAGGAATCATAATAAATGTTTTTACGAAAATGTTCTGGCTGGCGATTCTGATATTCTTGTTGTGGGTGCAAAGTTTGTAAAATAGTTCTTGACAACGCTGAACAGATTTGGGATAATGAAAAACATGATGACCACGCGATTCCAACACGCCAACCCGACAGCGGCAACAACGCCACAGGGTAATCGTGCAAGAAAAACGGGGTCTCAGTAGGATTTCTACCTAACACAAATGGTAAAACTGAAAAGGCCCTGAGACGAAACAAAGTCTTAGGGCCTTTCGATTGTTAGGATGTTCCACGGTAGCTCAATACGCTAGAGCGGCTGGCCGTTAACCAGCGAGATGGGGGTTGCAGTCCCTCCTGTGGAGCCAAAAATTAAGTATCCCGGTCGTTCAACGGCTTAGGACTTCTGCCTCTGGAGCAGAGTATCGTGGTTCAAATCCACGCCGGGGTGCCAAAGATTTTGATCGGTTGTCGTTCAATGGCAGGACAATGCCCTTTGAAGGCGTTAATCTCCGTTCGATCCGGAGCGACCGAACCACGAGATAAGCGGGTATAATTCAATTGGCAGAATGCTAGAGTGCCACTCTAGATGTTACCGGATCGTTGCCGGTTACCCGCTCCAAAGTGAGGTGTAAGATGCAAATTGAAGCGCATAGAGTAGCGTTGCCATCCTGCTTATGTAGGTGGTTTGATTGGGGTGGAAGGTGCGACAATGGGGATTGGGTGATTGACATAAAACGCTGGAGGATACGAATAAACTTCGGCCATAACGATTAACAGGAAGGAAGCCGACGATGCACGAACACAGAATGATCCTAGCCACCGCCGACTTGAGTAGGGTATTCAAGGTCGTGGTTGCAAGACGTAAAAACGCTGGTATGGCAGAAGAGGCTATGCACCGCCCTCGTAAAGCGGACTATTCCTGTTCGACTCAGGATACCAGCCCCAGTTCTAACGAAAGCGAGTAGGACGATGAACCTAAGTAGGCACGTAACATTGTTGCTCAATGCCAGCTATGAGCCGTGCAGACTCATTAGTGGGAAGAGGGCTTTAACCTTGCTTACCAAGGGTAAGGCAACAGTTGAACTGCCCACTAACATTAAAGTGTATCCTGGTATCTATTTACCTTCGGTAATTAGGCTACGAGTTTACAAACATATTCCTATTCGCCTTCAAGTTGTCACACGCAAGAACATCTACCTTCGCGATGGTAATACCTGTCAATACTGCGGTAGGAAGTTAAGTGGTAACGAATTGACGTTGGATCACATTATTCCTAAGTCGCGTGGAGGCAGAAATTCGTGGGATAATATGGTTTCTTGTTGTCAAGAATGTAATCGGCGTAAGGACGATAGAACACCAGAAGAGGCAGGTATGCCATTGATACACAGACCATTACCTGCTACAGTACATACGGGTAGGAACATACTTCGATCCATTGCACTCGAAACAACGGCATGGAGAAAGTATTTGTACGCTGACTCGGAAGGTGAACAGAGGTTTGTAACAAGAGATTAAGGCCGAATTAGCTTATGTGGTAGAGCATCCGATCTGTAATCGGAAGGTGAACGGTTCAAGCCCGTTATTCGGCTCCATAGTTTACGTGGGGGAACCCAAACGGCGCGGGGCAAGTCTGTGGAACTTGCTTTAGAGAGTTCGACCCTCTCCCCTCACCCCAACTTTAGGGGGTAATATGAGCAGAACATTGAACACGATGCCGTATCCTATTCAGAAAGAGAAGCGCGAACCGTGGCGTAACGAGTGTGGTTATCCTGGCGCTTACGGGGGTTCTTGGCCTGGGCGTAAGGAATGGGCAAGGATAAGGAACAGGAAGTATCGACGTGCTGCCACGGTAGCGCTTGCGATGGGTAAAGATTTTCCTGTCAAGGAACTGCACAACGTGGCGTATGATGTTTGGTAGGTTTAATAGTGGGGCGTGGGAGTGCTTGGGGTGCTCACTGCTTTCGCAATGCAGACGACAGATCGGTTCGATGCCGATACGCTCCACCAGAAAGTGTTAAGATGTAAGTAGTAAGTGTCGAGGACGCTAAACTCGGCGTGGTAAACGTCCTGTAGCGTAGATGTTCTACAGGTGGTGGATTCTTATCCGTTTGAGCTTCTAAACCCAGATAGGACTGGGAATGGAAGATGTAATCGTATCAACATCTTACGATGGTAAGATGAGGACTCTAACACGTCGGGAGTGTAAGACATGCGGAGATAGTTTCTACGCTCCTATACACAGGGAAGGGAAATATTGCAGTATTCCTTGTTCTAGAATTGGGAGCCGCACACGGGTACGAGAGATATGCGATCAATGTGGAAAGGGTTTCGATAAACGTCCGTCATCTTATCAGAACTCCAAAAGCGGGATGGTGTTTTGTTCACGGAAATGTAAGGATACCGCACAGAGGATCGAAAGCAACCATCCGGAGATTCATCCTCCCCAGTACGGTACGAGTGATGGAGCCTACAGTTATAGGGACATTGCATTCAGGAACAACCCTCATAGGTGCAACAGATGCGGTTATTGCGAATATGTGGGAATCTTGAAAGTTCATCATCGGGATCGAAATAGGCATAATAACGATCTCGAAAACTTAGAGATTCTATGTCCGAATTGTCACGATCTCGACCATTTCTTCTACAGAGATGGTGGGTATAGCGGAGGAAGGAAGAAAAAGTTTGGGGCCGTATTCGGTAACGGGAACCTTCTGCCCTTGCACGGCGGCGATGTAAGTTCGATTCTTACCGGCTCCACCACGACCTAACGAGGACTCAAGCCCCTCTAGGTCCACCATCATTCTAGGAGATTTACATGAGTAGGAGTACAAGTAAGCCGGTAGAGT